AGGCAAGGATGCGCCAAAGCTAAATGTAGCGTTCTGGGATATTGAGGTAGACTTTGATCCAGAACGTGGCTACGCTAGTCCAGACGATGCGTTCATGCCAATTACTGCGATTGCTGTTCACCTACAATGGTTAGATACGCTAGTATGTCTTGCTGTACCTCCAAAGACTCTTACAATGGAGCAGGCGCAAGAACAAGTTAAAGAATTTCCTAACACTATTCTGTTTGAAAACGAATACGAAATGTTAGACACATTTTTAAATTTGATCCAAGATGCGGACATATTGAGCGGATGGAATAGTGAGGGATTTGATATGCCCTATACTGTTAATAGAATCATCAAAGTATTAAGCAAAGAAGATACACGCAGACTATGTTTGTTTGACCAATTTCCTAAGAAAAGAGAATACGAAAAATATGGGAAAGATGCTGTTACATATGACTTGGTTGGTCGTGTTCATCTGGACAGTCTCGAGTTGTACAGAAAATATACATACGAAGAAAGACACACCTACAGGTTGGATGCCATTGGAGAGATGGAGGTAGGTGAGAGCAAAACAGTTTACGAAGGTACTCTGGATCAACTTTACAATAACGACTTTCGTAAGTTTATTGAATATAACAGACAAGACTGTGCACTTCTTAACAAGCTAGATCAGAAACTAAAATTTATTGATCTTGCTAATAGTATTGCTCATGAAAATACTGTTCTACTACAAACAACAATGGGTGCGGTAGCTGTAACAGAACAAGCGATTGTAAATGAAGCTCACCATAGAGGAATGGTTGTTCCCGGAAGGCCAAAGCGCGATGAAGACTTAGAAACTCAAGCGGCGGGTGCGTATGTAGCATATCCGAAGAAAGGTCTTCATGACTGGATTGGATCAATGGATATTAACTCACTATATCCGTCAGCGATTCGAGCATTGAACATGGGTCCAGAAACTATTATTGGTCAGTTGCGTCAAGATTATACACAAGCAGAAATTTCTACTAAGATAGCAAAAGGTTCTAGCTTTGCCGCGGCATGGGAAGGTAAGTTTGGCAGTAACGAATACGAGTTTGTTATGGCTAAGGATCGATCAAACGATATCACTATCGATTGGGAAGATGGAAGAGTAGATGTGTTAAGTGGAGCACAGATATACGAACTTATATTCGAAAGTCGACAACCCTGGATGATCAGTGCCAACGGTACTATCTTCACTTATGAGAAAGAAGGTATTATTCCTGGATTGCTAGCAAGATGGTACTCTGAGCGTAAAGACATGCAGAAGAAATTAAAAGAGGCCATAGATGCTGGAAATAAAATTGAAGAAGAATATTGGGATAAACGTCAGCTGGTTAAAAAGATTAATCTTAACAGCCTGTACGGTGCTATCCTTAACGCTGGCTGTCGTTTTTTCGACAATCGCATTGGTCAGTCAACCACCCTTACCGGGCGTAGAATCGCTCGGCATATGGCCTCAAAAGTAAATGAAGTTATCACAGGAGAATACAACTATCTTGGAAAGAGTGTAATCTACGGAGACACTGACTCAGTTTACTTTAGTGCTTACACAACTTTAAAAAACGATATTAACAAAGGCCTAGTTCCTTGGGATAAAGATACGGTTGTTAGCCTGTATGACACTATCGGTGAAGAAGTCAACAACACATTCCCACAGTTTATGCTAGACGATTTTCATTGTCCTAAGAGTCGCGGGAACGTGATTAAGGCAGGACGAGAACTGGTTGCTATCAAAGGTTTGTTTATTACCAAAAAACGGTATGCTGTATTGTACTATGACAAAGACGGTAAGAGGCAAGATGTAGGCGATAAGCCAGGTAAGATCAAAGCTATGGGCCTGGACTTGAAGCGTAGTGATACTCCAGAATTTATGCAGAAGTTTTTAGAAGAGGTATTGACCAAAGTGCTTAACAACGCACAAGAAGAAGACATTCTAGAAATGATAAGTAAATTCCGAACAGAGTTTAAAGCAAGGCCAGGTTGGGAGAAAGGTAGTCCCAAACGTGCTAACAACATTGCGGAGTATCAAGCCAAAGAAGTAAAAGCAGGCAAAACAAACATGCCCGGACACGTTCGAGCCAGCATTAACTGGAATACCCTCAAACGTATGAACGGTGACAAGTACAGTCAACAAATTGTAGACGGTATGAAAGTTATTGTTTGCAAGATGAAAGAAAATCCACTTGGATATACCAGTGTTGCGTATCCAGTAGATGAACTACGTTTACCTAAGTGGTTCCAAGAACTTCCATTCGATCACAGCGAAATGGAAACAACTATTATCAATAATAAACTTGATAATCTTATTGGCGTACTAGAATGGGACTTAGAATCAACGACCCAAGATAATACGTTTGGCAGTTTATTCAGCTTTGAATAAAATTTATTTGACAAAAAACATTTTTCTAAATATACTATACAAAAGGACATTAACATGAAAGACATTCTTCAAGACATAGTAGGTCACACACATAACCTTGGTTTCCTAAATATCGTGAAAATTACTGGAGACGAAAAGGCAACTTTAATCGACAGTATGGCAGATGACCGTAGCGTTATCATGTACGCCGAAACTGCTAATCCATATCCAGATATGATTGGCGTATTCGGTATGCCACAAATGAACAAACTCAAGTATCACTTGGATTGTCCAGAGTACAGAGAAGATGCCAAGATTGAAGTAGTAGTAGCAGATCGTAACGGTGATACTATTCCAGTTGGTCTTCACTTTGAAAACAAGGCCGGCGATTTTAAAAACGACTATCGTTTTATGAATACAGATATCATTAACGAAAAGTTAAAGACTGTTAAATTCCGCGGTGTAAAGTGGGATGTTGAAATTAGTCCTACTGTACAGGCTATCCAGCGTTTCCAATTCCAAGCGGCTGCTAATAACGAGCACACAACTTTCTTGGCAAAGACAGACGGTGGTAAGTTAAAGTTTACATTTGGTGATGTTAGTACACATGGTGGTGAATTTATTTTTGCTACAGATGTTACAGGTACCTTAAACAAAGGTTGGACATGGCCAGTTATTAGTGTCCTAAGTATTTTAAAAATCGCCGATGCTAACAATGCTACAATTAGTTTTAGCAATGAAGGCGCAATGCAGATCACTTTAGATAGCGGTTTGGCAACTTACAAGTACATCATTCCAGCGCAGGCATGATAAACGGAATAGTCCAACACGGAAAATATATGTATGTACATGGGGGGCATGCCAGTGGTCCTCATGTTAATATGAGTAAGCCGTCTGCTGGTCTGGTTCGGTTTGACGGTACTAACTTACAGGTATATGACGGCAGTACTTGGATGACCATTCCCGGTTCATCTGCATCTGTTGGAATGAACTCGGTGGCAGAATCAGCAATTGATTGGGCTATGAAGAAGATGTCGGAAGAACAGGAATTTTTGGAGTTGGCAAAAACTTCTAAATCTGTTACAATAGCATTAGAAAACCTAAATAAAGCCAAAGCAGAACTAAAACTAATAGCCACATTGGCGAGAGAACACGATGAAGAAACCACCAGTTAATTTAACACCACTACAGAAAGACTATGCTGTCTATTTGCCAGCTATCAGTAGTTTTTATAGTACCTATGTTGCTAAACAACGATTAGAAAAATTTGTATCAGATGATCGTATCCCTGATGGATTTGATCGTGGCATTGAAGGAATGAATTTCCTTAATCCGGAACAAGGATACTTTACATACAAATATGCTTTGTACTCCGCAGGTCACGCACAACTTGATCTTGAAAAAAGCCTAGAACAAGAATCAATGATTCAGCAACGAGATCGTGGTAACACGATGATATTAGGTGACTCTGGTGGATACCAGATTGGTAAGGGTGTTCTTAAGTTTGATTGGTTAAACTTTGAAGGTAAAGAAGCTAACAAGACTCGACAAAAGATTTTAGAGTGGTTAGAACTAACTGCTGATTGGTCTATGATGTTAGACGTGCCGACTTGGGCCTGTGACCATATACATAGTCCAAAGACTGGGTTAAAAACATTTGAAGATTGTCTAGATAAGACAAAATTCAACAACAAATATTTCTTAGATAATCGATTAGGACAAACTAAATGGCTTAATGTATTACAAGGTGGAGATTGGGATACTGCCGAGAAGTGGTATAATGGAGTAAAAGAATTTAGCGATCCAAGTGGACCTTATGCTGGTAAAGAAGCAGAAGGTTGGGCATTCGGTGGTGCTAACATGTGTAAGATGGATATCACACTCAAGCGTCTAATGACCTTGCGTGAAGATGGTTTGCTAAAAGGTAAGAACTGGATCCACTTTTTGGGTACAGCACAGTTAGATTGGTCATGCTATCTAACACAAATTCAACGACAACTTAGGAAACATATTAATGAAGAAATTACCATCTCTTTTGATTGCGCCTCACCGTTTATCGCAACAGCACACGGACTTGTCTATACAAACGCACAACACACAAATAAAAGGTGGAGTGTTATTATGGACAAAGCACCAGATAACAAAGCACTTTCAGAGTCAGACATCCAATTCCCATTCGAATCAGAAATTGGCAGCAGATTAGTAATGACAGATATCGCCTACTATGACCTAGGCGAACGCAAGACAAATATAGAATTAGGTGTAGATTCAAAAGGCAATCAAGTTAAATTTGATCACCTAAATCCAGAGCACTATAATATAGTACCTCGTAAAAACAAACTTGATAAAATTCCAAATAAAACAAGTTGGGATAGTTTTTCTTACGCTCTAATGATGGGACATAATGTTGAATGTCATATTAAAGCTGTTCAACGTGCTCAACAATTAATGGATATTGAGTGTACTAGATTTAAACCCGATTGGAGAGATTTCTTTTTAGAAGGCAAGAAAGAAAAAGAATTTAGTGACTGGGTTCCCCGCAGGATTCTTTATTTCTCTACATTCATTGAAGAACTATTCAATACCAAAACTAAAGACGAAGCATTTGCGTTAATTGATAGTGCGTTAGTATTCTTGCGTACTTTAGAAGGTGCTCGATTACAAGGCGGACCTGTTGCCTATGGTAACAAAGGTCTGTTCATAGAAGAAGAGACAGCAGTTAAGAAAACTAAAGATGGTGAAATAATTTTTGATCAACAAGACGATAACGAACTACGTGTACTAGAGGAAAAAATTCATGAATCGTGATTATGCATCTGGTACAAGTGAAGAAACTTTATTCTTCACTGGAAAAGAAATTGAGCATAGTGCCGCTTACGGAATGGATACATTGTTTGTAACTGGTATCCAAAACCCTGCTGAAATTATTGTGTTGGCTAAACAAGAAAAAGTTAAACATATATATTTTGGAGCGAATCAAAGTTTTAATCCTCGAAGTACTGATGAATTGAAACAATGGGAACTGATGATTGTCTCTTTACTCAAACAAGATTTTTGGGCGACACTAGATTTTGATATTAAATTTGCCGAAGATATTTTAGAATGTTCATTTAACGACTATCGAAAATTTATTCCTATGATTTCGGCAAAACTTCCCCACTTGACAAAGTTTAATTACAATGCTATACTAAAGATTGATGATAAGGACTTCGAGGCAACTAACCCCGGAGTTTGGACTCATAGGTTACATGATTTATTGGATCATAGTAAGTTCACAGATTGGGATCAATACAAAGAGGATGAGATTATCAAATGAAAGAATTTTTAGTTAAAGATCAGCCCGGATTTAGAGTTCGCGTAACAATTAAAGATGTGCTAATGCCATCAGATTTAAAGAACATCGAATTCCATCAAGAGTGTAAAAACGCAGACGGAACTGTTACCGATACTAGCGTATATCAGTTCTTTATGACAGAAGAAGAAATTAAAACGCTAGCCCAAGGACTTACAGCATGAGTGATCTATCAATGATTTGGGTCACCTTCCGTAAAGAAGGTATTCATATGTACCCTGCCGCGGCAACTGATCCTAAGTTAGCCACAGGCGACGAATACGATGTCAGTTTCCTTGGAACTCCGCATCGTCATATTTTCCATTTTAAAGTCGCTATCCAGGTCTTCCAAGATGATCGTGACATTGAATTTATCCAGTTTAAGCGTTGGCTTGAGAAGTGCTACAATGATGGCATTCTTGAACTCAACCACAAATCCTGTGAGATGATTGCTCGTGATTTAAACGACACCATCAAAGCAAGATATCCCGGTCGTAAGACTGAGATTGAAGTAAGTGAGGATGGCGAGAATGGCGCTACCCTTACGTTTTTTAACCATATTTCTACAATGGAATCTTAAAATGGCACAACCAGCCTATATTCAAAAAACCCTTTTTATGAAGCCCGAAGTTAAAAAGATCTTTGACGATCTTGATGCTTGGTTAGACCATTGCCGGCTTAACCTTATTAATTACGATCCTAAGGATCTTTACAAATCTCAAGAATATAGATACTTCGCTCGTCCTGCGTGGAACGGTGAGCGCAAACCTTACCTAGGTAACAAACCACGCTATAATAACAATAGGAACTAATATGACAGTATACCTCGTAGATCTCGAGGCTGTTGAAACTAGGTACACGGGTCAATGGAAGACTCATGTACCTAATCTCTTGCGAAAGGCAGGACACAATGTTCAAATTATCTCTGGTCCCGCAGATATCCCTAGTGCTACTACCCCTGGGGCTTTTCTTAATTTTGGCGGCACAAACATCTACAAAGCTCGGCAGGTTGAGCAGATGGGTCGGCTATTTTGCGACGGAGCCGTTCATGCAGGTGATCATTTTATATTTACTGATGCTTGGCACCCTGGTATCATCAATCTCAAGTACATGAGTGAGTTGCTGAATATTCCAGTAACTACACACGGGCTTTGGCATGCTGGCAGTTATGATCCACAAGATTTTCTTGGGCGCTTAGTTGGCGCTAAGAAATGGGTTAGACACGCTGAGAAAAGTTTCTTTTATGCGTTTGATCACAACTATTTTGCCACAGACTTCCATATTAGGATGTTTGTAGACAACTTGTTAGAAGACGGTTTCAAGAGTGAAAATCCCTGGTATGAGTTAGATTTTGAAGATTATCAAACTAGTGGTAAGATTGTACGCACAGGTTGGCCTATGGAGTATATGGAAAATACATTAACAATGTATAAGAACATGTCCAAGCGTGATCTTATTTTGTTTCCGCATCGCATTGCTCCAGAGAAGCAAGTTGAAATTTTCCGTGACTTGAAAGAACATCTACCACAATATGAATTCGTTGTGTGTCAGGATCAACAGCTAACAAAGAATGAATATCATAATTTGCTAGGTGAAGCTAAACTAGTGTTCAGCGCAAACTTACAAGAAACGTTAGGTATTAGTTGTTATGAAGGTGCTATTGTAGATGCTATTCCAATGGTTCCGGATCGTTTAAGTTATACAGAAATGTATTACGATACATTTAAGTATCCGGAGATGTGGACCCGCAATTGGGAAAATTATGTCGGGTATCGCCCACAGCTATGCGCTCAGATTATTCAGTACATGACCAATTACGATAAATTTGTTCCTACTGTACGAAAGCAGACATCGGATCTAACAGAACATTTCTTTAGTGCTAATAAACTATTGGGAAATATTAAATGATTGATTTAAAAATTGGAATTGTAGGCTTAGGATTTGTTGGAGAAGCGATTCGTAATTCATGCGATTGGGGCTTGGGGCATGTTGTGTGCGTTGATTCAGATGCGCGAAAAGGACATGTCGGAACTTATGCTCAATTAATGGAGTGTGAAGGTATATTTGTATGCGTCCCTAGTCCTACCAAAAACGACGGAAGTTGTGACACAAGTATTTTGGAAGATGTACTTTCTAAGCTAGAAGGATTCAAAGGTGTTGTTATTTCTAAAGTAACGGCACCACCGGATGTATATCAACGACTTGGAGAGAAATATCCTAACCTAGTACATGCTCCAGAATTCTTAACTGCCGCTAATGCCAATAGAGATTATTCCAACGCTCAATGGAGTATCATCGGTGGTAGCGTTCGTGCTTATCGACACGAAGCTGAGAGGATTATTAAACTAACTCAACCCAGTTTAACAACAATCAAGTTCTGTAGTATTGGAGATGCCGCGCTAGCCAAATATGCTATCAACAGCTTTCTAGCAACTAAAGTGATTTTTATGAACGAGCTATACCAACTGGCAGAAAAGGCTGGATTGAATTATGATATAGTTACTAATTTGATCAAGCAAGACAGTCGAATTGGAGACAGTCATATGCGTGTTCCAGGAACTGACGGATCTTTAGGGTTTGGTGGATATTGTTTCCCAAAAGATACAAACGCACTACTCAAATACGCAGAACAAGTAAAATCACCAATGAACGTATTAGAATCAGCAGTTAAGAAAAATACGTTGTTAAGGTTGACGGAACCTAAATAAAGTAGTAAAATAAAATGTCATCCTCGACATAAACTCGGAGAATAAAAATGAAAACAAAATTTACACCTGATCCTGTAATTGAATCAGAAGATAAACCAAAATTTAAATCAGACGACTACACCCCTCTCGGTAAAGAAGTCTACGTCAAAGCCGCAGATATGATGTCTGACAAAGGTTACGAAGAAGCATACTTAGCTGATGTAATCCGTTTTAAAATGAAGCGTGATAACAAACGTTTCTGGGCAGGCGACAACATAAGCGACTACGTCGACGATGAAAAGAAAAATCAACTAATCGATGAAGCAACAGAAGCATTTGAAGTGGTGCTCGATCGTTTGCTTATAGATCGCGAAAACGATCCAAACTCAAAAGGTACAGCTAGACGATTAGCTAAAATGTACTTCAATGAAATAATGGCAGGAAGATATGAACCAGGACCAGACGCAACCGCTTTCCCTAACGATTCGGAGGATCGCTACGAAGGCATGCTGGTTGTACGTAGCGAGCTTCGTAGTATGTGCAGCCATCATCACCAACCTGTTTCTGGTGTTGCTTATATTGGTATTATTGCTGCCAACAAGCTCATCGGATTGTCCAAGTACACACGAATTGCCCAATGGTGCGCCAGACGAGGTACACTCCAGGAGGAACTTTGTAACGACATTGCCCGCGAGATTAGCAAAGCAACTGATTCAGAAAACGTAGCAGTCTACGTTCAAGCAGTACACGGATGCTGTGAGAACCGCGGCATTATGGCGCATAGTTCATTAACTCAAACTACAGTATTAAAAGGTACATTTAAAGATGATCCTCATACAAAGAAAGAGTTCTTCGATAACATTAAACTTCAACAAGAGTTTGCGCCTCGATGAGATACATTACAAACAAATTTGAAAGCATCCGTTTACCGGTAGAAGATGGATTGTTAGAATGGTTACAAGAAAACTATCCAAATTCTAAATATTATATTAAGGAAGATTAATATGGCAACACGTAAAAAGAAAGAAACAGTGACAATGGAAATGCCTGGCACAATCGGCGGGGCAAAAATTATTCTGCCAGAAAATATACCTTCAGGCGGATGGCCTATGATGAATCAAGGCAGTCACTTAACAGTAAAAACATTCGAAGATGGTCGAACAGAACTTCTTTGGGATGACGAGGCCTTGCTCAGAGATGTGCGTGAAGCTATTGCTAGCGTAGAAAATAAAACAAAAGGAGATTAAAATGTTTGGAGCAAATTATACAGATGGCGGTTTGATAAACTATCGTTCAGCAGAAGAAATTAATAGTGCGATGGGTCGTGTTTACGGACATATGAGCCTAGCAGTTATTGTATCAATGTTTGTCAGTTACTTTGTGGGCTCTAGCCCAGAATTGCTACAGTTCTTTTTTACCGGTGTGCTAAAGTGGATTGTAATTTTTGCTCCACTGGCGGCAATATTTGGTGTTAGTTATGTACTAGGTAACAATCCTAGCAAAGGTGTAGCTCAATTGTGCTTACATGGTTTTGCGGCCCTGATGGGATTGAGTTTTGCTACAATCTTTGCTGTGTTCACTATGGGTAGTATTGTGTCAGCATTTATGGGTGCGGCAATTTTATTTGCTGTAATGAGCGGCTACGGCTACTTTACCAAACGTAGTCTAGACAGCATGGGCAAGTTTATGTTCATTGGATTGATTGCCATTGTCATTGCCAGCATTGTTAATATCTTTATTGGCAGTACTGTAATGCAGATGGTTATTAGTGCCTTGGCAATCATTATCTTCTTAGGACTAACTGCCTATGACACACAACGTATTCGAGAAGAACTAAGTGTAGATACTACACCTGCCGCAGAGGTTAGCGGTGCGCTAACTCTGTACATGGATTTTATTAATTTGTTTATTAACCTATTACAACTGTTCGGTGACAAAAAGGATTAAAGATGTTTTTAAAATGGCTTGAGAAAAATGACCGCAAACGTATCATTATGGATCGGCAAAGTAACGAGCCATATTTAGAACGCTATTATATATTCCTAAAAGATCGTAAAAAGTTTCCATTTAATGCTTTTATACATAAGTTTCTTAAATCAGATCCCGACGAAGTTCATGATCATCCGTGGCCTTACGCTACACTTATTTTAAAAGGTGGTTACTGGGAATGGATTCCAAAGTTTGATAGTATCGGAAAACAGTTCGGTGAATATCGAGTGTGGAGAGGTCCGGGACATTTTCGTGTTTGTAAATCGACCAGCTATCACAGGATTGAATTAGATCCTAACATCACAGCGTGGACATTGTTTATACCAGGTCCACAAAAAAGAGAATGGGGATTTTTAGTAAACAACAATTGGATACACAACGAACAATTTTTGAAAGAGAAACGTGAACAAGCTAATAATTAACAACACAGAATATAAAGGTCTAGTCAACGATATTTGTAGAAATATCGCACTTGAAGATTGGACTCCGGATTATATCGTAGGCATTACTAGAGGTGGACTGCTACCAGCTGTAATGATCAGTCAATACTTTAATATCAAGATGAATAGTTTAGACATTAGTCTACGTGACGGAGGAGACTGTGTCAGTAACCTAGGTATGGCCGAAGATGCTTACAAAGGAAAGAAAATTCTTATTGTAGACGACATTAATGATACTGGTGCTACGATAAATTGGATTATGGAAGATTGGCCTAGTGGCTGTTTTCCCGGCGACTCAATCTGGAACGAGATATGGGGAGACAATGTTCGATTTGCTGTAGTAGTTGATAATCTGGCAAGTCAGAGTAGAGTTAAAATGAACTACGTTGGCATAGAAGTTAACAAAGCAGAAAAAGATGTTTGGATTGAATTTCCTTATGAGGAGTGGTGGGCAAAATGAGTATTGTACAACAGAGAATGATGGAACTAATGGAGCCAATCGAACGTCAAATTATGATGTGCGATAATCGAGAAGATCTCTTGATGATGGCATGTGCTATGATGACAACAGTTAAAGATATTTTTGATAATGAACTTGGACCAGAGGGTCGTAAGCAGATGTTTAAGGACTATACATGAACACTAAAGAAAAAGAAGTAATGGACATTCTACAAGAAGAATGTGCCGAAGTAATTCAAGCAGTAAGTAAAATTAGTCGATTTGGAATTGACAATTTTAAACCAGGTAAGCCAAAAACTAACCGAGAACACTTAGAAGAAGAACTTGGAGATATGCTCGCAATGATTGACATCATGCTAGAGAAGAGTGTAATATCATTAGAGCATTTAGAAATTGCTAAAAAAGCAAAAATAGAAAAACTAAAGAAATGGTCAAACATTTATGAGTAAAATTAAAGTAGCAGAATTATTTTATAGCATACAAGGTGAAGGACGTTACATGGGTGTACCGTCTGTTTTCTTGCGTACATTTGGGTGTAACTTTACCTGTCAAGGTTTTGGTATGCCGCGTGGTGAGCTGAGCAAGGAAGCAGATAATCTTGCCTTGCTTCAAGACATTCACGATACTCCTCCATTTAAAAAATATGAAGACTTACCTCTTGTAAGTACAGGATGCGATAGCTATGCTAGCTGGCATCCTAGCTTCAAAGACTTGAGCCCGTTGTTAACTACAGATGCTATTGTAGAACGCATTATGGAAATTCTTCCACACGGAGAATGGCGTGATGAACATCTTGTCATTACTGGCGGTGAACCGTTGTTAGGTTGGCAAAAGCAATATCCAGATTTGTTAAGACATCCTAAGATGGTAGGTCTTAAAGAAATCACGTTTGAAACAAACGGCACAATGCGGTTGACCAGTGTGTTCAAAGAATTCTTAACAGACTGGGCATTTGGTAGTGACGATAGAGAAATTACATTTAGTGTAAGTGCCAAACTTCCTTGCTCCGGCGAATCGTGGGATGATGCTATCAAACCAGCAGTTGTTTGTGACTATGAGGACTTTGGTACAGCATACTTAAAGTTTGTTATTGCTACTGAACAAGACTTTGCTGATGCCGAATGTGCTATTGCCGCATATCGTAAGGCAGGGTTTGAAGGTCACGTGTATCTAATGCCAGTTGGCGGTGTCGAAAGTGTCTACGCAATGAATAATAAAAATGTAGCATTGTTGGCAATGAAACATGGATTGCGCTACAGCGATAGACTACAAGTTCCTTTGTTTAAAAATGAGTGGGGAACTTAATGAGATTTGATTTTGTCGACATAGGTACTTGCGATTTTAATACCAGCGCAAGTGAAGTCTTGAAAGACGATCGAGCAAAAGTATTACTAATTGAGCCATTAAAATTCTATCTCGACAGATTACCTGTACACGACAATATATTAAAATCTAACGTTGCCATTGGAAATCAGCGAGGCGTTGCTTCAGTATTTTATCTAGAAGAAAAAACTATTGTAGAATACAATTTACCAGATTGGTTAAAAGGGTGTAGTACGTTAGGAAGGCCGCATTGGCTAGCTATTGATAACTTAAATCAAAAAGGTTTAAGTCATGATCTCATCAAACAACAACAGATAAATATAGTTACATTTAAGGATCTTTGTGAGGTATTTGATATACAATCTATTGGGAAGTTAACAATAGACACAGAAGGACATGATCATCTTATATTACCCGATGTTTACGAAAAAGTAATTTCCGGGTTTGATATTAAAACTATAATTTTCGAATACCAGCCTTATATGGGAAATACAGATCAATTAGATGAGTTGTCATTAAAATTTGAAGCCGCGGGTTATAAAAAATCCTGGCCAACTACTATGGACGTTAGATTAGACAAATGATTAAAAATATATTTAAAAAACTTACAGGACTAGATAAAATCGAAGCTGAGGTAGCCGATGCTACAAGGCGAAAAATTGAAGCTGAGGTAGCCGCTGAAAAGGCTGTTGAAGAAGCAAGACTCGCTAAAATTAGTCCAAAAGAACGTGCTACTGAAGCTAAAGAACCTTGGGTAGAAGTATTAGATACGCATGTTAACAAAGACAATGTTCGGAATGGTTTTTTTGAACTTGACTGGAATGAGTATTTTGTGTTACAATTACGTAGCAATGGTTATCAAGGTGATTCAGACGAGGTCATTGTAGATCAGTGGTTCCAGGATCTTTGCCGAAATATTGGTGCCGAGCAAGGTATTAATATGGAACGCAGAGCTAGTGGTTTTGTTAACGTAAACGACCTAGGCAACGGTAAATCCGAAATTTCATGACATACATTTTAGTAGACACAGCAAACACATTCTTTCGAGCTCGTCACGTTGTCAGAGGTACACTTGATGACAAAGTGGGTATGAGCATTCATACAGTATTGGGCAGTGTTCGAAAGGCGTGGAAAGACTTTAAAGGCGATCATGTGGTATTCTGCCTCGAAGGTCGAAGCTGGCGTAAGGATCATTATGCTCCGTACAAGAGGAACCGCACCGACGCTCGGGCTTCGCAAAGCCCTCGCGAAGCTGAAGAAGATCGAGTGTTTTGGGAAACGTTTGATCAGTTTAAAGAATTCATTACTGACAAGACTAATTGTACAGTCCTACAACATCCGCAATTAGAAGCTGATGATTTGATTGCGGGCTTCATTCAAGCACATCCAAATGACAATCATGTTATCATTTCGACAGATGGCGACTTCGCACAACTCATTGCTCCAAACGTAAAACAATATAACGGCGTCAGTGCTGTCACTACTACACACGAAGGATACTTTGATGAAAAGGGTAAACGTGTCATTGATAAGAAAACTAAACAAGAAAAGCCCGCACCTGACCCAGAATGGTTACTCTTTGAGAAGTGTATGCGTGGTGACACATCAGATAACATCTTTAGTGCTTATCCGGGAGTACGTGAAAAAGGCACAAAGAATAAAATTGGTCTCCGCGAAGCATATTCCGACCGGAACAATAAAGGATATAATTGGAACAACATGATGTTGCAGAAGTGGATGGACCATGAAGGTAAAGAACAGAGAGTAAAAGAGTGTTACGAACGTAATCAACTGCTTTGTGATCTTACAGCACAGCCCGCAGAGATACGACAAATTATAAATGACACAATCAAGACAGCAACGACAGCAGAAAAAAGCATTCCGCAAGTTGGTGTTAGATTGTTAAAATTTTGTGCGTCTTATGATCTTGTTAAAGTATCTGAACAAATTCAAAGCTACGCCGAACCGCTAAACGCAAGGTATATATCATGACTACAACTGCCAAACCATTAATTCCAAATAAGAGTTGGTTACTCGAAACTGACGGATTAAAAATTGGAACACTGAATAAAGAAAGGTCATCTTATTCTATTTTAAAAGATGGACAGAAGATTACTGTAGGCTCAGTCAAAGATGTTAAAGAAAAATTAGGTATTGAGTTTTACGATATTCCTAAAATAACAAAAATCGAAACTACTGAATACGGAGTTTATGACTTTCCATGTGGGTCAAAGCCATACGGCAGTGTTTACAATATACGTAAAAAATTACCCATCTATGCTAAAAGTACAAAAAGCAAAAGTCTGTACTGTGCCGGATACTATGTAATTAAATTTCGAAAAGGTTGGGTTAAAAGTTTCTGTCCTAAACTTATCACTTTAGAACGCTATCCATTTCAAGGCCCTTTTAAAACAGAGTTTGAAATGAAGCAAACACTCACTAGCTTAGGCAAAAAAGAAAATGAAACAAATTAACACATTACCGATAGAAAACTACCTAGAAAAGGCCAGAATTGCTTCTAAATCGGGTCAGAAAAATGTAGTTTTAGACATAAAAGATGCTATTGCGTTAGCGGACAGCCTAGCAGTTGTTATGACTCGATTAACAGGCAAATTAGAAGACCATATCGCCGAACTATCCAAACCCAAAGAAGAGGAAGTCATTTCTGTCACGATGGACGGGGGCGTTTTTCGTTAAATTCCTACTAAATAAATGCGTATATAACGGAGCGATACGCATTATGAGTAGACCAAAACCTAATATTCTTTTAGAACTTACTAATAAGAAAAATTACAAAACTGAGCAAGTTTTGGAAGCTGATGCCATTTGGGCCGTATTTTATAAAGATAAGCCGGTCAATTTAAAAACTAGCAGTATAGTAGCCCAGGATCTGGGACCTAAATATAAAAAGGTTAGTTTTTCAAACAGCGGCCATGCCTTTAATCTATCCGAAAGATTAAACAAACTATTCAACTGCCAAGACTTCTCTGTGTATAAACTAACCACAGGACAAAAGTTGCCAGATGGACCAAAGGACTGAAATAACCCGATACGTTCTTCAACAGGCAGATAAGCCACATGACGATGCGTATGTTAAAAAAATGCTTCCGGCATTTTGGATGAATCCGCGACAGAAGACCAAAGGTGGACTACGTCTAACTGATTCTGGGTGGGATTGGCTTAGACAGGCCGATCTTAAATATTATCAAATCGATCTCCCAAAAGAAATAGAATGGACTAACCAATTGATCATACGTTTGGATCAATTTATAGAGTGCCCATTTTACATAACCAAAAAATCCATTTACGTTTTCGGAGAAAGGATGGCTGTCCAATTAGTGCTGTTTTCCGGAAACATACAAAAATATGGGCTATCAAGGGCCATGGCTGTTGCTAGAGAACAACAAAAAAGTCATTGACTTTTTACCTGAATCCGTGTATAATTTATACATGCGTTAGAGAAACGCATTCACTAAATTAATTTTTTAAGGTAAAAAAATGGCAGAATCACTTAGCGGAAATCGAGCAGTTACTCCTAACGAAGCTAAAAAGAGCATTCGTAAGTGTGTAAAGATTAAGCGTCCAGTTTTTATGTGGGGCGCCCCAGGTATTGGTAAATCCGATATCGTTAAACAAATTGGTGACGAACAAGGTCGCGACGTTATTGACGTTCGTTTGTCACTTTGGGAACCCACTGACATCAAAGGTATTCCTTATTACAATAGTGACCAAGGTACTATGACTTGGGCTCCGCCTGCTGAACTGCCTACTGATCCAGAATCTACTGCGATCCTCTTCCTTGATGAATTGAATAGTGCGGCTCCCGCTACGCAGGCCGCGGCTTACCAATTAGTGCTTAACCGCCGTGTTGGTACTTATCGTTTGCCCGATGGTGTTAGCATTGTTGCCGCAGGTAACCGTGAAACTGACAAGGGCGTAACTTATCGTATGCCTGCTCCGCTGGCTAATCGTTTCCTACACTTGGAACTTAAAACTGACTTTGATGACTGGTTGATGTGGGCGACTAAAAATCGCATCCACGAACAAGTTGTGGGCTACTGCTCATTTGCCAAGCAAGATCTGTACGACTTTGATCCAAAGTCTAGCTCACGTGCCTTTGCTACCCCGCGTAGCTGGTCTTTTGTATCCGACTTGCTTATAGACGATGACTTAGAAGATAATACTCTTACCGATTTGGTAAGTGGTGCCATTGGCGAAGGGCTTGCTGTTAAGTTTATGGCACACCGCAGAGTTGCTAAACAGATGCCTAAGCCCGAAGACATTTTATCTGGTAAAGTACAAACTATTAACATCAAAGAGATTTCTGCGATGTATTCTTTGACCACTAGTCTGTGCTACGAACTTCAAGAAGCAGACAAGAAGCAGGCAAAAGATTGGAATACCCAAGCAGATAACTTCTTCAAGTTTATGATGGATAATTTTCCAACTGAACTAGTTGTTATGGGAGCAAAGGTTGCGTTGACTAACTATCAACTGCCGTTCGATGCTTCTAAGATGAATAACTTCGATCGCTTCCACGATAAGTACGGCAAATACATTATCACAGCAATGGAAGGTTAATAAAGGCCCTTCGGGGCCTTTTTCAATTATAAAGGAAAAATAATATGGCTGTAAAATCTTGGTATCTAAGTATTGTCAGTTCGGCAACGCACAAACCGGTGTTTCATCAGATGTTTTTTACAGCACCCAAAATGAATGAGTTCATTAAGGAAAATGAACTCGTGGATAAGTATCCAAAACCTGAATTTTATTTTGTCAAAGAAAACTATTGACGAAATGGTAAAAAGACTATATAATAGTAATACACTAACAAAAAAGGATTTGTATGTCAAGTGTAATGAAACAAGAACGTACTAAAAAAGCTGTAGCCACTAAAGAGTATACAGCATCTGAAAAGTCAAAAATTATTGACAAACTAATTACAGCACGAGTAGGTTTACTCTTGCGCCATCCGTTTTTTGGCAACCTAGCTACTCGCCTTAAACTAGTTGATGCGTCAGACTGGTGTTCAACACTCGCTACTGATGGTCGTCACTTCTATTACAATAATGACTTTGTAAACAAACTTAAACCTAAAGAAGCAGAGTTTGGATTCGCGCACGAAGTTCTACACAATGTTTTTGATCACATGGGTCGTCGAGATCATCGTGATCCTTCGTTGTCTAACATTGCCGCTGACTACGCTACTAATCAAATTCTTGTAGATGAGAAGATCGGTGAAGTTCCAAACTTCATGAAGATCTACCAAGACAACAAATACCGCGGCAAAAGCTACGAAGAAATCTACGACGAAATTTACGAGAAGGCAGTTAAAATTGATTTCAGCCAGCTTGGTGAATTGTTAGACGATCACCTCGACGGTGAAGGCGACGACGAGCAAGACGGCGATGGTGAAGGCGACGAGAATGGAGATAAAAAAGGCAAAGGTCGTCCTCGTTTAACTGAAGAAGAAAAGAAAGCTATTAAGGACGAGATCAAAGAAGCAATGGTAGCCGCGGCACAGGCCGCAGGTGCTGGCAGGGTTCCAGCAGGTGTTCAGCGCATGATCCAATCTTTTACTGAGCCTAAAATGGACTGGCGTCAGATGTTACGTATGAATATCCAAAGTATTCTAAAAAGCAATTTTAGTTTTAGTCGTCCTAACCGCAAGTCACAACATTGCGGAGCTATCTTGCCAGGTATGATGAATGAAGAAACTATCGATGTGTCAGTTGCCATTGACATGTCAGGTTCTATCTCGGATAAAATGGCTCGAGACTTCCTAAGCGAAGTTAAAGGTATCATGGACGAATACGTAGACTTCAAACTCGACTTGTGGTGCTTTGACACTGAAGTTTATGGCTACGCAAAATTTACAGGCGATACAGCTGATGAAATTATGAGCTACGAATGTAAGGGTGGTGGTGGCACAGATTTTGATGTAAACTACGAATTTATGAAGGCAGAGGGCATTGAGCCAAAACGCTTCATTATGTTTACTGACGGATATCCTTGCGGAAGCTGGGGAGATGAAAACTACTGCGAAAGTCTGTTTATTATCCACGGAAATGATAGCATAATTTCTCCATTCGGTCAGACCGCGCATTATAAATAAAGTAGGTATATAATGGGATTATCTAAAGGAACAGCCAATCCACTTAACGTCTTAAATATGAGGCGTCTAAAGAGGATTCCGCCAAACTTTACTAAACTCCAGTTAAAGGGGTTCCTTGATATTAAGGAACTTGATAAATGGATTTACCTTAATCTAGACAGTAGATATTGTATCAGAAAATCCACCGTGGTGGTTGATAACAAGCTAACTACTGCTATAGAGATAGGTATTGAGGATGGTAAGGAATTAACAATGCTGTCTTTGGCCTGTCCATTATTACATAAAAACTAAGGAAACAAAATGTCAGAAGAACAAAAAGGACCAGATCTTACTGTAACTGATCTACAAAATCTTAGAGCGATTATCGATGTTGCCGCTACTCGCGGTGCTTTTAAGGCTGCAGAAATGGCCGCAGTTGGGGCAGTGTTTAATAAACTAGACACATTCCTAAATGCTGTTGCTCCTGCCAAAGCACCAGAAGAGGCTGCTTCACAGGCTCAAGAATAATAAGGAAAAATATTATGAAACACGTTGGAAAAATGAAAAACAATGGAGCACGGGTTGCTATTGTTTTTAGAACTTTGCCGGGAGATCCGTTAAGCGCATTAGTCGTGGGGACCAACGGGTTAGGTGATGCGTACCACGACAGCTTAATGAGTATCATCGAGTCCGATCAAGGTCAGCAAGCAAACGAATTAGCCGATATATTATCTGTTCGTAAATTCCCAGACGGTACCGGAATGCTAGAATTCATGCACACTCGAGGAATGTTGAAAAAGGTTCCTACGGAAGGTGTAATTGTTACTCCGGACAATAAGACTCAAGTTCAACTTAACGAGCTCAATGAATTGATTGCTAATCAAAAGGGAGTACCTTTAACAGAACTAGCAGTCAAAGACGGGGCCGAAGAGGAAGTAGTTATCGAAGGAAAAGCACCTCCTACTAAAAACAAGTGGGATAAAGCTCGTGAAGATAAAGCGGCGGCAAAAATTCTTGAAGAAGAAGAAGCGGCAACTCCTTTTCAATTAAGCCCGGCTGAGATGCGCTCTAGGGCAGATGCTCTTTATAAAGAAGCCGCAAGGTTACGCAAAGACGCAGATGAATTAGATCCTCCTAAAAAGAAGGCAAAAGCAGAATCATCCGTAGCATAAAAAAAGGACTCCTAGGAGTCCTTTTTTAATATACCATTACTTCTATAGTCCCAGTTTCGCCATTGAAATCTTGGAGTGCCTTTGCCAGCACCGCATATGGATTTGTTCTATGTCCGTGACGTCTTACTTCAGCATGTCCGGGTACATTAGAGGAAACTAATATATCTCCTCGCTTAACTGGACCGGTTACTTTACAAGGTACTCGACCTTTTAGGGCAATAGCAACACCGCCATCTAAGTCACTATTCATAAGATATGCTGGATTTGTTGAAACAATACCAACTATCATTTCGCTTTCGTATGTACTACAAATAGTGACTTCTTTTTCTCCACCAATTTGTAAAACTGTGCCTGGTTCGTAATCAGCATCTGGCAAATATCTTTCTGCCAAGTCAGCGTACTGTGCCCTGGATGCAACACCAGTAAATGTATTAGCATATACTGTAGCAAATCGGTTTCCTGTTTGACCAATATCTCCGACTCCATTAGTTCCATCTTTTACAATGTTAACTACTGTAGGAGTTCCTATAAACTTGGTCGCTGAAATTTGGTTAGCAACAAAATTACCACTGCTGTCTCTAAAGACTAAAGTATTATTGTAATTTGATACAGCCGATGTCCAAGAACTTGTAGAAGCTAAACTAACTGTAAAAATACCGCCCTCAACTGCTACTTGGCCGCTAATGCCAAATCCAGAAGTGGCACCTGACTGAACATAGTTACCTGTAGTGTCGCTACCTAAAGCGACCGAATTAGTTATAACTGTAGCAGTTAGGGTAAAATTAGACGACCCATCAAATGTAGCACTACCACTTAAATCTCCAGATAGATTCACTGTTCTAGGAGTAGCCCATTTTGTAGCCGAAGTAGAAGAACTTGCGGCAACTACTGTGGCATTCAATGTAACATTACTACTACCGTCGAAAGACACAGTTCCTGATAAATCCTGGCCTAAGGTAATTGTTCTAGCAGTAAGCAGTTTTCTTGCTGTAGTTGCCGTAGATGCTTCTCCAGTTACAGTACCTGAAAATGTTCCGTAAAAATTGTTAGCATATATGTTGTCAAATTTCTTAGTAGCGGATCCGATATTAGTTACCTGTCCGCTAGCAATAGTTGGTAACAAACTTAAACCAGATGCAGCATCAAGATTTAATATGTTATAAAGGGTTCCGCCGACAGTGGCATCAAAACCAATTGTTGTAAGATCAGATGTAATTCTTGGGCCAGTTGCTTGATCGATATATAATTTTAAATTATTTGTATTAATGGACAATCCATTAGCTGAATTGATAAACACATTAGAACTGAATCTTGGATCAGATCTAGTAACATAGTTTCCAGCAGTTTCTCCGCCTAATCGCAAACTATCTGATGATGTTCCCCATAGCATGGGATCTCCGGAGGCAGCTGAAGCAGAAATTCCTGTAGCATCTGTTCCGATAATGTTTATACCTTGTTTAATTCCAGTAAATCCAGTTACAGGAGTCAATGAGCCTATGGTAAATTCATCATTAGAACTAATAGCAACTGTAGAAATAGATGTAGGATCACTGTAGCTTTGAATTTGATGAGATAGAACATAGTGGCTAAACCCGTCTGTGTCTTTAAGGACTACAGGAGTAATCGTAGAATTTCCAGCAAGATCAGAATACTGAGGACCGATTAAAGTATACGCCGATCCGTTGTAGTAATATAATTTTTTCAACGACTCATTATACCAAAAATCACCTGCCCTTAAGGTAGTAGGTTCTGCTTGGCTGCTTTCTAACACGGGAAGACCTTTGAACTCTGTTCCGTTAAAAAACTTTATTTTTTTGTTAGTAGTATCATACCATATTTGCCCCACTAAAGGACTAGTTGGTTGCTTAGAGTTGGCAAAATTTTCTAAAAGTTTAACGAAATTTTGATTAACAACTTGGCCATAACCGGCATAATTTTTTCCAATTAGTGTTAAATCGCAAGCTGATGAACTTACAGAACCATCGTCTACTGAAGTTAATTTTAAACCATTTGTTTTGTTAATAATATATGCCATTTTTTATCCTCTTACTACCATTACTTCAATTATACCGATTTCGCCATCTGCTAATTTACCTAATGATTTTCCAATCAATGTGCCTAATCCATAATTAGAGCACACTTTAGCGTGTCCAGGCATCGAAGAAGTTACTAATAAATCTCCTTTAGAAATAGGTCCAATTGCTTTACACGGTACTCGACCAGCAAGTGCTATACAAACTCTAGTACCTTCTAATTTACTATTCATAATATAAGCCGGATTAGTTGTAACAATTCCTGCTACTGCTTGATCATTAGACATACTAGAGATAGACACATCATGCGTATCTTCTCGAACAATAGAAACTACAGTACCTGGCTCATACTCTATATCAGAGGAGTAATACTCAGCAAGGTCGGCATACGTTGATCGTAGTCTCGATCCAGCAGATAGATTCCAATTGCCGGTAATCGTACCAGTAGTTGAAGTTGATCCAGCATTCAATGTTCGAGTTGTAAAAGTACTACCAGTACCTACAGTCCAATTGCCAATAATAGTTCCGGCTGTGGATGAAGATCCAGCGTTTAGAGAAGTCGTTTTAAACGTTCCTTGAGAAGTATCTAATGTAGATCCTGGTTGTAATATCCAATTACCTGTTATCGTAGCACTATTTGTTGCAAGGCCAGAATTTAAGGATTTACTATAAAATGTTCCGTTTCCAATGTCTATTGAACTGCCGGAATCATATAACCATCTTCCTGTAATAGTACCATTAACAGTACTGCCGCCTGTCGATATTATTTTAGAATAAATTGTTCCATTTGTTACATCTAACACACCAGTGTCAAATTTTAATCCACTAGTACCCAGTAGACTCCATGCTCCGGTAATGGTTGCTGTTGTTGCTGCACTACCAGCATTTAATGATCTAGATTTGAAAGAAGCCTGAGAAGCATCAAGTTGACTACCTGAGTATAGCGACCAGTTTCCAGTAATTATGCCAGCAGTTGATATATCTCCACTAGTTATTTCCTTAGTTTTTACAGAACCTGATGTAATATTAACATCACCGGTTTGTAAAGTTAAACTGCCTGTTTCAAAAGTTAAAGAACTATCGTCGGTAAATTTCCAAGCACCTGTAATTGTACCAGTTGTAGTAGCATACCCTGCTGACAGCGTGTCTGTTTTAAATGTTCCTTGGGTAGCATCTATAGTGCTATTGCCATCTAATGTCCATTGCCCGATAATGTCGCCAGTCGATGCGCTACCACCAGCATTGATAGCTTTTGCGAAAACACTACTCCATCTGGCATTATTAGCACCTAGGGCAATTCCACCGTCTGTAGCAGGAGAAATTTTACTACTAGCACCTAGAACAAATTGCCCGGTCATATTCACGGAAGATATACTTGTTCCCCCTGAAATTTCGCTTGTAAAAACTTTTGAAAATTTATTATTTGCGCTGCCTAATACTGTTGTACCGTAAGGAAGTATATTGCTAGCTTTAATCACAAGATCACTAAGAGAATCAAGTACTAAGTTACTTGATGTAGTATAAATTCTTGACGAAGCAATTGAAATACCTTCAGTATTATTAAATGTCCAACTTCCGGTAATCGTTTCGTTTCCAGTATTTGCCGCATATGGAGTATCAGTAGAAACACTAGATCCGGTTCTAAAAGTCATACCGTTGCCGACCTGTGTTATACCTACTGAATAAATTGCTTCTGTAGACTTAACATTAAAAGAATCTGCCGAGATAACACCGACTATATTTCCATTTGTGTACATTATAATACAGGCATGGGCAGTAGAACTAGAATCTAAAATTGAAGCAGATTTCATCTGTGTTTCAGCAAAGCCAGAAACCTTTGAAGGACCAATTAAAGAATATGTGGAAGCATTTTTTACATAAAGTTGTTCGTTATCTGTATCAAACCAAAGATCGCCAAGTTGGGAGTAGCCTGGTTCAGTATCTTGGAGAGCAATCACTGAGAAAATTTTCCACTGTGTTCCGTCCCAAACTTTAGGTTTCATTACAGAAACATTTTTATCAAACCAAATTTGTCCTTGAAGTTTGTTAACTGGAGCATTTTGTCCGGCGAAATTTTCTAGCAAGAATAGAAAATTTTCATTTTGGATTTCACCATAACCGGTAACATCTTTGCCTACAAAATTTAGACTTGAAGATAACTGTCTATCGACTACTCCGTCTTCGATAGTTGTAAATGATCGTCCGTCAAAATTGTTTAAACTATAAGGCATCTAGGTCTCCGTTATGCTAATCTAATAATCCAAGAACCGTATGTACTTGTATCAGCTGTGTCAAAAGCAGTTGTTACATCAACTGTCATATCATTAATATTTGTTCCTGTTCCCCAACTTGTAATTATACCTTGTAAGAAATTAACTTGGGTATCTGTTTCTCTGATAATAACACTAGTACCGGTACTGTCAAACGCTGTTTTCTTATTATTTACAGTAAATGTTTTGACCCCAGTTGTGATAGTTGCCGTACTATTAGATATCATATAGTTAATGTCGACATCGTTAACAAATGTCCAATATCCATTATCGACTACAAATAATTTCACTGTTCTCGTGATTGTTGGAGGAGGAGGAGTAATTGTTACATTACCAGCCAAGTCAAAATCAGTAACAACTAGTGTAGATGTATTCGAAACTGTACTAATATAAGAAGATACTGTATTAGACGAAGTAAATGCCACGTTAGTAACATAGTTTATTAAAGTTTTAATGGTAGATGTGTTAAGATTACTTAATACATACGTTGCAGTATTTTGAGTATACCTTGTACATAATACTGTACATCTAGATCCAGTTGGTTGAGCATAATAGGGATTGCCATAACCGTCTACAGGAATTGCTAAATCTAAATAAGCAATAATTTCATCGTTAATGTTTTGAAAATCAGTAATGTCAAGGCTTAGTGTGTAGGGTTTTCTACCTACGTATCCGCCCAACGATAGTGCTATTTTATCTTCAAAATATTGCTTAGTGACAGCAGTAGTACCGACGTCAGTGTCCTCTGTTGCCCCCATTCCAATAATTTTAGCTGTAGTTGTTGTTCCGGCAATAACAGTTGTTAGATTAACAAACCCTGTACCTGGTACTAAATTTAAATCAGTGAATGCCGCAGATTGAATGTAATTACTTGTTAGTGTAAGATTTGTTACGGTTAACAAAGACAACGTTGGCAGATTAGTTAATCCCGGAGCACTTAAAACCCTAGCACCTAATCTATAATATGTCGGCTGATTCGGATCTCTTTCAATGACCGAATCACCATCTATTCTATAACTCGAGGTATTAGATACATTATTGATATTATAACTAATATTTGATTCCCAAGCCTGCTGATTCCTACTGTATAATAATGTGTGGTTTGTTGTTCCACGAAGAATGATACCGCCGCCATCTGCTAATACGTTAGTAGCAGTAACTCCGTTAGTAACACCTAACTCAATATTCTTATCGTTAACCAACAATGTTGTAGACTCAATATAACTTTGTGTCCCCATAACATCTAAGTTACCTCTAATTACAACGTTGCCTGCTAGATCAATATCTTCTTGAGGATCACCTGTTAGTATACCTACTCTATCATTAACTGAATCGATATGAACGCCAATGGCCCCTGTTCCTTGAGATACACTATTGTATCTTAATTCTAGTGCCTCGCCTTGAACCGCTCCAAGTATGATACTAGTAGCGGTGTATATGGTATTTCTAACATATAAAACAATATTGGATGCTGTGCCAATTTCCAAACCATCATTGTTAACAATGGCCAAAGACCCTGTTGTCTCTTGGTACTGATTGTTTAATATGAATGAATTTGTATTAAGTCCACCGGCAATCGAGTCAGCACTTGTAGCTGTTCCATAAAATTTAATTCCAGGAATAGTTGGATTTAGTGTAACTCCAGGATATAATGTAGTAACTGTAGCAGTAAAAATATAAAATCCAGCTTCCGGATTAAAATCAATTTGACTATCAGTCATGGCAGCTATTGCTTGACCATTAGAATAATATATAGATAGAGGGATATCGCTGTTTGTTATATCGGCAAAGTTTTCTACTAACCATCCCTCTTTACCAGTAGCATCTGAATAGTTTTTTCCTGCGTTGATCCAATTGGCACCATCGTACCATTTTAAAATCTGGGCTGTTGTGTCAAGCCACATGTCCCCACGAACAGATCCGGCAGGTTCAACATTGCTTACTGTTGGACCGCCAACAGGTTTAAATGTTCCTGTATTATATACTTTTAATCTGCCTTCGGAGGTGTCAAACCAAGTTTGACCAACTACCGGTGATGTAGGCTCGACCAAGTTAGCAAAATTTTCTAATAAATGGACAAAATTAGTATTAAAGTAAGCCCCGTAGTTATTAGTGTTCTTTCCAACTAAGGTTAAACTTGTAGAAACCTCGTCAATAGATTGATCCGCAATTACTGCTAAAGTTTTTCCGTTTGTAAATGTAATTGTGTATGACATAAGTTTAGGTCTTTATTATATAGTTAATGGCCAAATACGGATTCATCACGTTTGTAATAGTGCCTGAAACAGTTCCGCCAGCGCCTGCTGTACTAGTAGTAATAGTGGCAACTGCTGAGCCGCCTGAGACAACACCATTAAGAGCGTCTGTAAAAGCAGTCTCAGGAGGAGTATCGGCACTAGGCACCCGAAAGGCTTTGCCCAGGCTACTTGACGATTCGTTATCCATATCGTCAAATCCGATCATCATCCTTCCGCGCAAATCTGGCAATTTGAATTGATTAGTTAATGATGTTTTTCCGTAAGTATAACCGATAGCAGTATATAGGTAAGGATAATCATTTTTAGTTACGATAGATCCGTCACAGAACAGCCAACCACTAGGTGGATTTATTCCGGCATAGGAAATAATCGATCCTGACGGTACAAGGCTTCCTACGCCGCCCGGAGCACCAGAACCTTGATAGTTAATTTCTTTTAAGAAATTTCGTTTAGTAATTTTGTTAAGACCGGTTACTGGAGTCCCCCAATTTACAGAAGGATCTAGTCTTGATCTATTAGCAGAATCAGTAAATCCTGTAATGTTACCAGTACCACTAATACTTGAAACTTTAATTGTAATATCGTTAGTAGGGGTTGCGCCGCCTAAGAGAGCACCGCTAATTTTTACAACTGAACCAACTATATACCCGGAACCAGCATCTTCAATTCCGTCGTCGATAGTATCACCAATTACATAAGCACCACCTCTTCGATACACGTTAAAAGTAGCACCACTACCTCTATTGGCGGTTGTATCCCTAGCAAAATAGTAAGCATCTTGAACAGCGATTAACATTACATCGGCGTCAGCTGATGCGGATGCAGATGGTTTAGAAATAAGAGCCGATGCTTGAATTTCAGTTACAAAGTTTTTAGCATCGCCGAGACCACCATAAGAAATTCCAGAACTTGCTACATCACCTGACATGGTAAATGATGCTGTACTGCTTAATTGACTAGCATACAAGGCTGTTCCTTGTAAACTGCCGACAAACTGTGCGGCATAAATTGAAGCAAACTGTGTTGAGCTTGTTCCAATATTGTACTTTATATTAGTTAACGGATTGATAATCGTTTTAGGATTCAATAAAGAACTGTCGGAAGATTTACCTATTAAGATAGAATCTTGGAAAGTAGCGGTACTACTAAAAGTTGATGTACTTGCCAAGCTAATAGATTTTCCAAAAACCGCAGATCCGGCAATAGTTAATACGCTGGTCGGGGATGATAAGGTTACATTTTTAGCAATGGTTATTGATCCGTTAACATCTAAGTCTACAGCAACTGCCGGAACCGAATTGGCGTTTCCTATAGTTACTTTTTTATTTCCGCCAATAGTATCAGCATCGCCGCCGTATATAGCTAAAATATCATTATAGCTCTGATTGTTTAAAATTTGAAATTTAAATCTACTGCCAGCAACTGAGCTAACAAACGTGTTATTAAAAGTAGTATCTTTCTTAATTTGGAAGGAAGGATCAGTTCCAATAGTAAGACCTTGTCTCACGTTAAGTGTACCATTAACTGAACTGTCAATATCGTTTCTTAAGAAAGAATTGGCAGTAACATAAGTTTTAGTTGGAACTGTTACCAACAAATTCTGAGCTGCCAACGCAGTTCCGTTATACAGCGATGAATTAGCAGACGTTAAATTGTTTCCTGCTTTTAAAGCTTCAAATCCTTCAATCTTTTGTTGAGGAATAAACGATTCAGAAGTTATTATTTCTATAACTTGGTCGTCTACATAATTCTTTACGATCTTATGACTAGTACCAAAGATGTCAGTAACTTCATCTGGGTAGCTACCTGTCTTTAATATACTGCTGTATGAAGGGCCTACTAAAATCCAATTATTCCCATCTAATGTTAGACTTAGTTGAGCTTTAGAAATGTCTACCCAAACATCACCAGGGGCGGCGCCACTTGGTTTAGATTCTTGTTGATACAGTCCGTTAATAGGTTTCCAGTTTGCGCCTGCTGCAGTACCGTCAGTAATCCCTAATTTTTTATTTGTCGAGTCGCTTGTATCAAACCATAATTGACCTTCGATAGGATTATTAGGAGGACTGCCGCTGGAATGATTTTCTAGTAGATGTAAGAAATTTGTAGAAAGTGCCTGAGCATAACTAGAAGCATTCTTACCAACAAAAATTAAACTTGTTTGATCAACGTTTAACTTATTATCTTCAACTGATAAGGAACTACTAAACTTTGTTGGATCAGAAAAATAAATCGTATAAGACATTATTATGCTCCTGTTCCGCTAATACTTTGAATCCTAACAGTATAATCAATTTGAATCATTCTGTTTAGACTTTTCTGAACAGGGTGAAATATTACGTGGGTAAGTAATAGCTCACCACCAGAAATATCATACCCCACTAATCCTAATTCGTCAAATACATATTCTCCGTCAAGATTAGAACTATTGTCAAACGCCAGTTGTCCACTAGGTTCACCGAAGTCTAACAAACAGCTAATTAGTAAATCACTGTAAGTATTTCCGATTAAATGTCTAGTTTCCATAAAATTTCTTGTCGGATCTAAGTTCGCTGCACTTGCTGAATCGACAGATTTTTCATAAGTTTGATTATATAGTGTAGCATTTTGGCCAATGGTATTTGGTGTTAGATATGTAATAATTCCAGTTGGGTCAACACGACTACCGCCGTTGCCAAATGCCATTTTACTAACCCATCCGTATCCTTGATTTCCTACACTGTTAACTAGTGCTAGGCTAAAATTTTCATAATGAATAGCATTACGCTTGTCTACAAAAACTTCCTTAGTTTGTGGATCGAAAATTTTGATATGGCCTTGAAGCCCTATCGCGCCAATTTCGTCTGGCGTTTTTTCCTGCTGTACTTGATCTGGTTTATTTTGTTCTTGCATGTTCGTACTTATCCATTATTAAACTATGAAAATAGTATTACCCATAGTTGAGTGTGAGGTACACTGATAGTAAAGTGTACCAGGAGCATTCATTGGAACAACAAAAGTCGTTGTGCCTGTACTACTTCCAGTAACTCCGTTTGTATAGGCAGCTCCGCCATTATTAACTCTAATTTGAAACGGATGAGATGCTCCGGCAGTATTTGTAAATGCATAAGTATGACCTTTATACAAATATAATACAGGGTCGTTTGTATTACCTGTTACAATACCCGGGCCGCTAAAAACCCAATCAGCAGTTCCGCTACTTGCCAAAGACCAACTGATCGCAAACGTTCCAGTCGCACCAGTCGCACCAACGCCGGTAGCGCCTTGAGGACCAGTGGCACCATCAGGACCAGTGGCGCCTTGTATTCCAGTAGCGCCTGTAGGACCTGTGGCACCTTCTGGTCCTGTAGCACCTCCAGGAGTTCCTTGTTCGCCGGTGGCACCTATTTCTCCAGTAGCACCTGTTATACCAGTTGCTCCGAGTCCAGTAGCGCCTGTGGCACCGGCGCCTGTGGCACCATCAGGGCCAGTAGCGCCTGTAGGGCCAGTAGCGCCTGTAGGGCCAGTGGCGCCAAGGGGACCGATATCACCCGTTCTAGCAAAAGTTAAAATAACATTTGCTTGATTGTCAAATCGAATTGTTCCGTCAACGAACGCACAAGTGACTATAAAATATCCGCTATCTTCGCTTAACGCGGTGATAGTAAAGATAGCGTATGTGGTAGGATTATCTCTAAGACCAATTCTAAAATGTCCTTTTAAAGGACTGGTACTGTCATCGATAGTTCTTAAAAAACTAGTTAAATTTACACCGGCAGCATCATTAATATCGATATACATTTCATTGGCGGCTGTAAGATCCCCGTCATTAAACGCAACTTTTCCTGTTCCCGGATCTTGATCAGTTGTTGACCCAGAAAACGTATAGTTAACTGTGATACCGCCAAAGCCGCCCGTTAATCCAGTAGAACCTTGCGGACCAGTAGAGCCTTTAGATGTAAACAAATACCATTTGTTAGAAACTCCTGGAAGTTCTCCGCCAGTTGCTCCAGCAGATACATACGTGTTTCCATCAGAATATGTGACTACATCATATGGGATGTATGTTCCTGCGCTCCAAGAGCCCTTATACTGAAACCCTTGGCCACTTGCGCCAGTTGGACCAGTAGAACCTGTAGCGCCGGTGCCAGTAGCACCTGTAGCACCTCTTGGTCCAGTAGCACCGCCGGGATCTCCTTGTGGGCCTGTAGCACCATCTGCGCCTGTAGCGCCTGTTGCGCCAGATCCGGTAGCACCTGTCGACCCTTGATATCCTTGAGAACCAATATCTCCCTGAAGACCGGTTGCTCCCACAGGGCCTGTTGCGCCAGCTTGTCCTGTTGCGCCGTCTACTCCATTAGCACCGGCTTGTCCAGTAGCACCTGCTTGTCCAGTAGCGCCGTCTTGTCCAGTAGCGCCGTCTAAGCCATTTGTGCCGTCTGCGCCGCTAAGTCCCGTAGCACCCCTCGGGCCAGTAGCACCAGTAGAGCCGGGATCGCCGTCCACTCCATTTAATCCAGAATCACCTGTAGCACCCGTTAATCCAGTTGATCCCTGAAGACCTGTGCTTCCCGTGGACCCTAGTCCGGTTGCGCCAATAGGACCTTGAATTCCTGTTGCGCCTTGAGCAGATTCTTGAATTTGTGTTTTAAAAACAGAAAATGGTACTTTATAGTTGAGCCCGTCGGCGACAACTGGAAAAACCGTAGCGTCTGTTACGGTGGATAGTGATGTAAGTGCTGAAATCTTTGCCATATTATTGACCTATTAAAGGATCTCCTGTTTCGCTGTCTAATGTATCGCCAACTTCAAGTACGATATACTGATCTGTGTCTACGTTCTGACCATAGTAGTATTTATCTGGTACAAAAGATGGCATCTCTAACAAGAAATTAATCTGTTCAACACTCCTCTTATGTAGGTCGCTAAACTCAAAACCTACCTGATTAACTGTTTTAGATATAACTTTAATTTCAGAATTTACTATTGGTAGGAAATCTAATATTAGTGTATTAGTTCCCGTAATGCTAAATTCTGGTAATTTAGTTACATTGCTCAGTTGTGCGTTACTATTTAATTCATCTGAATCATAAGCAACTGTTGTATCTGTTACCGTGAACACAGTTTCGGGTTTACGCAACCTGCGTCCTTGATAATAAACATCAATTTCATTGTAGGATAATCCGCTTATCTTGCTGACAGAATAAGTAGACGTTCCTACGGAAGAATTATCATAAACTGCCCAGAATGAAGCAGTTGTTTGCCAAACTGTTTGTTTTTGTGTGACAGGAATAGTTTGTACAACACCTTGATCGATGACTAACGAGCTTTCTTTATGTACAGATTTAATGCCTGTGCCCAAGGTTCCTCTTCTAATTTGAATTAACTTATTACCAGAAATCCCCATAAACTCAATACGCTCACCGTCAATTAAAATAACGCCAGGGCGGTATCTTGACTGATCAGGTTGAGATAACGCTTCAGCATCTTCAACAGTAATCGTTGTATCTGTAGCAAGTAAATCAGTTGCTAATCTTGTAGAATAATATTGACTCAATCTCTTATAATGAGTCCTTCCAATATTGTCTTGGAACATTCTGTAGCCAATTAAAGAACTGTTGACTTGATCAGTTACGCTCATTATTACCACGCTATCAGTTGATTCTAAGTGATATGTATCTTTTAATATAACAGTCTTAAGATCCCTATCAAGTTTATAATCAAAGTCTCTAACTAGAGGAATTCCGTTAACTTCGACCCATACATATTCAATGCTTAACACGGGTCTAGTTAATTTAAATTGTCCAGATCCTGTACCTTTAAATCTTTCTCTTCTAAACAAGGAATTATCGTGATTAGTAAATGTTGTTACCTTGATCGTGCTCGACGAAGCTACATTAACTCTATTTGTGAAGTTTAATTTTGTATCTATTACAGTGTAATCGTGATTCCATAAGAAAGATACTGCGATAGCATCACCATCAGATATAGCATTTTTATTAAACTCAATTAGGTTATCGTCTTGTCTTAGTCTTAATGTTTGACTGAATGGTCTACGTTTACCGTTAACGTAAACTTCTAAGTGCATTTTATCAGGTAGCCCTTGAGGATAATCAATATGTTCTTCAAAAGAGAATCTACGTTGTCCGTTTTTCGCAATGTAATAAACAGTGTCTGGAGGCAATAGTCGTATACCATCTTTTTCAACAATAAGTTGATTGTGTAAAGGAGCAATATTTCCCGGAGGTTGAGTCAATGTAAATGTAACTGTACCGGATGAAGCAGAAATAACTTGTTCATTGATTTCGCTATATGCTTTATCAGTACCGGCAAATAACCATACTTGTACAATATCGCCTAAACTTAAATCAGTTGTAAATTTAACTTTTGCTCTACCTGTTCCGAAAATAGTATAGTCTGATCTTTTCACTCCGTTAACCGTAATGTAAGAGCTCTTAACATCAGTTTTACGAGCAAGGAATTCAAAATTATTTTTTCCTGTTAACGCTGTTACTGTAGTAACTTCGTGACTTAACAAATACTGGCCGCCAACATTCATTGTGGTAATAGACAGTATCTGAGGCAACGGAGTTTGATTTTTAAACGGATCAAAACTTCCTTTGCCAGCATACTTCCAATTGCCGCCGTTTGCTGTGCTATAGAAAACATGACTAGTATTATCTTGAATTGTATTCCAATCTACCTCAATTCCTGCTCCGCGAATCGTTCCGTTTCGACCCAAAGCAACACCAGTAATAAATCCAAGGTCGCCGTTGAAGTTAGCGTTCCTCCATGTATTTTCGTAGATTATTTCAATATATTGATTTGTTCCATCACTGTACAAAACAAGTTCATACTGATAAGCAGGAACAGTAGGAGTATTAGTCCTTCTATTGTAATGTGTTCCCTGGAAACGAAGTCTCCAATAATTAAAATTGCCAACGATTCCTTGATCAAAGAACAGTCCCGGAATCTCTCCAGTAGCCAGTGGGGTGGTATTGTTATTACCGGTTCCGTATCCTTGCCATAGGTCACAATATTCAATATAGATAGCAGGGAAAGCAAGGTGTCCTAGTTGTAAAGGAGTATATGAGCTGTCACCGCCGCCAAAAGTTACGTAACCATTTGTGCCAACATGTAATTCAGTAAACTTAGTACCAAACATGTTCCACTCAAATCCTAAACTATAAGGTCCAGTGCTTGTGTCATCGCCTGCTGTACTAGCAATAGCAGTACCGACCGCGCCTAACGCAGTGGCAGGAGCTGTACTAAAATATGGGCCAATGATTAATAATTCTGGATCGTCTAATAAAACTAATTCATTCGTAGAATAATCAATAGTATAATCTGTACCGTAAGTTAACAATCTTCCGTCTAGAATAGCTTCTACAGAAGTAGAATTTGGCGGGGTTGCTCCGATCGCAAATCTCACTGTTTGACCGTCTGTAATATATTTCTTGTTAACAACCAGAGCAGCCGTTGAACTGTTATATGTAAAAACATTAATACCTAATGTATCAGATACTTTGCCAGGAAGATTTTCTTCAGGACCATAACTGTTTGTAGTGCTTACAAATTTATCACCGTCGAGCGCAATGTCTTCTAGATCGTCTGCTCGAGTTAGCTGTAACTGTCCGTTGAAATCTGTATAATATCCGCCGCCGGAAATATATGTATCAAAGTCTGGGTCAACTACTGGAGCAGATCCGTCACTAGTTTCTAATCTAAATGCTATAGTGGCAGTTGAATCATAAATCTTTGCTAGAGAAATTGTGTTAATGTAACCATTGCCCACGAATGTAGACGTAGTCCCGTTGTCACCATCAAGCCTAACTGCGTTGTTATCCCAATAGGCATAAATGTTGACTCGCTGGCCCGAGCCAGGAACATACGGTAACGTATACACTAGAGGATTAGGATTTACAAAATGTAAACTACTACCCACGGTAATTGAAGTTGATGTGTTTAAATTAATTTTCCATCGACTAAAATTAGTTCTATCGTATGTAGAAGAAGTTACTACCGCAACACCTGTTGATAAAGTTGCCCCCACTTGAACAAGTTTAATATCTGAATTAGCAGAAATATTAAAGTACATCTCTGTTGGACTTGATATACTGTTAGACGCAACAACTTGAGCAGTTACCTTAGGACCTTTAACTTCATATAATCCATCTTCTGGAATAAAATCATCCCAATTGTTAGAACCAAAAGGTAGTGTGTCAAATCCCTGAGATGTGCCTAACGGTATCCCTTCAATAGTTACACCAGGATACTCTAACCCACTCATTAATAAAGTAGCAGTATTTCCAGGCATGCCGTCTGTTGGTTCGTAGTAGTCTCTGATACGATCAACCGCATGATACAGCGACAGGTCTTTGCGGTACTCGATTTGTATCAAATAGCCTTGATTTGGTACAGACTCAAGGACTAGATAACCTAATTTTTTAGTGTATCCTTTATATTTCTTTGTAGTTTGTTCAATAGAATAATCACCTGATAAGATTTTTAATCCATTAACTCTAACTGTAATAAAGTTTTTGTCAGGGTTCGGAGCCCAAGATAATTTAAACTTATTAGTTTGTCCAGTAGAAACATAACTGTCTGAGCCTGTCTTTGAAGTAACTTCGTTATATCCAGATACCCTATCAAATTTTAAATGTATGCCAGTTGTACGAATCTTATTGTTTGACATCCTGATTGAAACTTTGGCAGGAGTTAGATCAGTAGGGCCGCCTCCCCTCAAGTTAAAGATTGGAGTAGCTGTATAACCGGATCCAGGATTTGTAACAATAATTTGAGAAACTTTACCTAAAGCAATATATGCCGTAGCTTTAGCACCAGCCCCAGTATCACCAGGTTGTGGCTCAATTTCAACGATGGGCGGATTTGTATAACCTGAGCCGCCATCAAAAATTTCAAAACTATCTACATAATATCCGTAATTGTCGGCCCAGGACTTCCAAGGATATTGTGTTAAGTACGGACTTCCAAAAGTTATCGGAGTAAACTGTTTTAGAGATGTGTTATATATCGCAGGTAAATCAAAATCAGATGTTACAGATTTTGTAATTTCAGTTGCAGTATAATTGCTAGTAAAATTCCTTATTTTTGTATGATAAGGTTTAGTCTCGTTGATATAATCTTGATAGTAACTTTCGTTATTCAGCTTGTAGGAAGGACGTTGATCTAGACTTCCTGAGTAATTTATAACATCAATTAAAGATGTTTTAAATGCCCAATCGATAAACTTTTGTTCTGTTAACGCATACTTGACAAGTTTAAAGAATAGTCTATTGTTGTATATATTCAAATCTCTTATAAGAATATCTTCTAGGATACCTATTATAATATTCTCAGACTCCATTCCGGGTGTTTGATCAAAATATGTTTGATCCCATCCGGCTGTTTGATCCCATCCATATATTGAAGATGTAGTGGTCCACAACTCGTCAGATATCTTAACAGTTCCTCGTTCTTGATAAATTAAATCATATTGACTATTAAAGTTTCCAGAAGTTTGGCCGGCTACAATTTTTCTTAGCACTTGATATCGACCGTCACCACCGTTTCTAATTTTAACATAGTTTCCGGCAGGAACATCTGTAAGTACATCTAATTGATATACCTCATCAATGGTAGCAATATAATCTCTAGCGTTGTCATATGTAGGATCTACCCAGTCAATATACTTCCAATATATAGTAGTATCATATGATTGTGTATACACTCGTTGATATTCTTTACTTGTGTAATCCCAAACATACTTAGACCACAATCCATTTACTGTAGAATCAGATTTTACAATTACAGTGTAAGACCTTACTACTAAAGAAGGAGCAGTGATATATCCAGAACCGGGATGTGTAACGTATGCGGTTACTACTTCACCTACAGCATTAACTTCAGTTTGTATTATCGCTCCAGATCCACTACCTTCAACTTTGACTGTAGGGCCTATCCAGTTTTGCGATGAAACGTTTGAAGCTACAGATCTTAAATTTAAAGTTCCATACCCGTATCCAGGATCGTCGATAGCGACCTCGGTTATTCTTCCATTTGTAATGCTACATGAAAGTTTAGCTTGTTTTAAATTCCGTGTGACAAGAATAAAATCTCGTTCTATTAGATCTTCAGCAGAATAATCGTATTCCCCTAATATTGAATTAGGAATTTCATCTTTAGAGTTAAATCTATCTAAATTATAAAAGCCGACAATATTTGTTTTAGCAAATATAGAATTTACATATTCTATAGCAACTCGCATTGCGGCAAATCTATCTTTGAACATAGATTGTCTAGGACGAATAGATGTACCATATTTTAATCTAGACGGTAAAGACGGATCAGGAACTGGATTTCCTAACGAATCTCGACCAAGCAGACTATCAATCATTTTATGTACCAAATTATCACTTGGGAAACTGTAAGGACTGTTTTCTTGTAATAGCAACCATTCAGTGTGTTTGTTAGTATTACTATCAATAGTGTTGTAGTCAATTGATAGATTATAACTCTTTCCTGAAATATCAGTCTGTATGTTTGTCAGCATTAAAGCATCAGACGAAATGATAGATGCAAACTTGACTCCCTGTAACTTAGGATCAGCGATTAATGCCGCTACATTATAGGCACTAATTTTTCTATCAACTCCCGAAGGAATAGTAATTTTATTTTTAACCCAGTAGTAATACATATTGCTGAAAGAGTTAGAAACTGGGTCCCAAACTTGTTTTACCGATAACACAGAATTATCAACAAATTTAGGTTGTCCGCTAATTCCTTGTACAAGACCGTCGTTGGTATCAGCTATCAATGCCCATTGAGATGGAAGATACGGAGATTTAACCCATTCGTATACATCGATCATAGAACCCGGGAATGTGTTATTCCAATTATTTTTTCTAAATTCTAACTCGCCCTGTTCGTACCAAACATATTTTACTGCGCTTAAATCCCACCATAATTGTCCAACATGGTCATCAAGCCAGTTAGAATTTAAATCTACTACAACTCCGGATACACCAATAGAATGAACTGCTGGATCGTATGCTGATTTATATTTTAATTCTTGGTCAGCAACTCCGGAAATCTTGCCTTTAATAGGGTCAATAATTTCTAAGTATTCAACTACTTCTTCGTTATCTACATTGATAGTTCTAACTGTTCTTAAAGTAGATAGATCAACTAATGGATCTTGAGACCTCTTTAATTGCCAACTGTTTAATACATCGGTTTTGCTATCAAAGAAATAGATAGACCCTGATTGAACTCCATCGTAAGTTTGTCCGGGCGCTCCTACAATAATAGATGATCCGCTAGCAAACATGCTTCGACCATATACCTGATTTGATCTCACTCTGCTATCGTATAGGTTTTCAGCATAAACATATTTGTTATTCATTCTAACAAAAGTAAACACTGCTCCGGAATTTTTAACAGTTGAGAAAAATTGTGTTGTATCAGAATCAAAACTTGTTACTTGGTCTCTCTTAGTACTATTAGAATCTAATACATATTTTTGTCCGGCAAGTTGTTTTTGGTAACCGTCAAATGTAACAAAAGGTTTATGTCCAGATCCTACACATGATACAATTAAAGTTTTATCGTCCGACGATAAGTCCATATTTGTACCAAGGTCATAGCCGTTATTAGTAAACGGATTATCTATTACTTGAGACAATGAATAAGATTCAGTTACAGAATTAAAATTGTAGATAAAAATCTTTCCAACTTTGGAAATTTTATCTGATGCTCTAGGAGCAGAAATAAACAAATACTCGCCGCCTTGACTCATTAATACTTTAAATCCAAAATTATCTCCAGGATTAACCAATGAAGAAATTGCGGAATCGTCAATAGATATTGTTTGTGTACAAGAGTATGTTATAGTGTTAGTGCTGTTATAATCAAAAACTTTTCCTGCGCCAACTGCGCCAACGGCTATTCTCGATCCAGAATTGGTACCGCCGATACTATTTCCAAACTTGCTTCTTGCTGTTAAACTTATTGGAGGTTGTAGTCTACAGTTTGTAACAGATACCCCAGAATCAACAATTGAAGTTAAAGAGCTAACATTGATCTTAGTATAATGTACGGCGCCCACACCGTCTTGTTCAGGACTTGATACAAATAAAATCTTTTGAGAAGATGTAATATTACCTAAGAAAATTTCCGATCCAAAACGTGCTCCTGCCTGCGGCTGTGGACTAGCTAGAGCAATTCTAGCAGGAGAGCTGGCCTCTTCAAAATTAATTCTTGTTAATGTAATAAATCCCTGTTCTATATAGTTATTAGGAGGAAAATATAAACTTGAAGACGACACTGGACTGAATTTGTTTGCTGATAGAGAATATCGAACACCAGATGCTAGTGGAGCTCCGGCAATGATAATATCATTGTCGCTGTCAAATTTCATTACTGATCCAAAGCTAGAAACATTTGTTCCTGTAAAATAAGTTTGGATACTTGTTACATTAGGTAAAATATTTCCTGTGTATGTTAAATCACTGACACCTGGACCTGTTTTTCTATATGTATAAATTCTTCCTGCTGTTTGAGATACAGGAGAAAGATAATTTGGAGAACTAATAGCAATATGAGTTCCTTGGGAATTTCCTGTTATAGCATATCCAAATCTTTGATTACTAGTCAACTCATACTCATTATAAGGAGACTCAAACTTATCAATTAAAAAATTATCTATCTTTTCATAAACTGCCCACTTAGACTCATCAGAGGTAATATCTGTATTATCAATCCAAACTTTTTCTCCGGTTTCAAATCTGTGAAGTGTAGGCAAGTCTGCCAAATCGTCAAAGGTTTCAAATCTAGAACTTATAAATTTAAAAATTAATCCAATAGCAGGACTAAATGGTATTGTTAAATCGGATAGAACAGAACTAACAATAATTTGATTTAATTCAGGAACAGCTTCAACAGTGTATATTCCATCAACTTGAGAATCAAACTGACTTACGCTTATTAGGTCACCGGTTCTTAAACCATGGAAATAGTCTGTGGTTAATAACAGAGATACGCCGGGAATATAAATTGCAGCATCTATAACTGTTGTTTCAATTTGTGAATATCTAGTAACGTCCCAGTCACCGTTTGAATTAAATCCAATCCATACTGTATCGCCATCCCTGATTCCACGATTGTTGGCAACGTCTAATAAACTATTTTTGTTAAACGCAGTCGCGGTTACATCGTCTAATCTCACATACCCTGCCGTAGGCAATAATGTACCGCTAGATGCTAATGAATTAGATGTAACAAACGGATTGTTATCATAGTTATCAGGTTTAATAACAACCTGACTAGGTGTTCTGTAATTTATAAACTCGTTAGGTTCAACTGGAGGAATATCAACAAATTTAACAATTTGTGGATTTTCTTTAAATTTAGTTTCGTCTAAATTAAATTCAAGAGTCTGGCTTGTTGGAAAAGATCCATACTCTCCAATTCTTACTGCCCAATTTTCATAGAAGTCAATGTAACTTCCTTGAGAAACAATACTTGCTTTTCCTAGTTTATCAATAGTATTTTTAGTACCTTTTTCTTTGATAAACCCTTGATAAAATTTGTACTGGGCAATAGAATCAACAAATATGTTGTCAAGGTATTGTCGAGGACTATATCCAGTTAAATGCTGTGATAGTTGTTGTTGAGAAATATCAAAATTATCTATATCTAAACTATAAAAATCTTCAAACTGATTGATCTTATAATCAAAATTAGGCAACAACTGGGCAACGGGTTTTTCTCCTAGTACACTCCAATTATTATAGTTAAAGTTTTCAGTCCCAACTAACTTTATATTGGCAACATAGTAATTGCCGGAAAAGAATACTACATCGCCGACAGAATAATCTTTGTATCTTTCCCAAGAAGAAATATTTGCTTCATCATATATAAACCCGGGACTAAAGATATCTCCGTTCCAGTTATCTGTAACAAAGCCTAACAGTTTAATTCTTCGTTGTCTATATCCTGTTTCGATATCGTAAATGATATCATTAAATTGTGTACTGTTATCAAGAACAATAGTATGTTCCTTTTGTACCAAATTTAATCTTACAAAATAAATTCCATCAGTTGTGTTGGTTGTTGTAAGTTTGAACAAACTTTCATCTCTTACTGTGGAGATATTTTTAACCGGTAGTGCAGCACCGTCTGCTTTTAGTATACTGTACTCGTAAAAAATATTAGTCAAATCATCAACGACGGCAACACTACTGCTAAATTTTAGTATAGAAGCAAACGGGCTTAGTGTGATAACACTGCCTACTGCCCAATTTTGTGTGGCCCAATAAATGGCTTCTTTTGAAGTAAATGTCCAATCTAATAATTCGCCTAACTCAGAATTATATTCATCAAAAATTAATCCTTGGGTTTCTAACCAATGTCCGTATCCAATTAAGACTGAATATAGATCTGAGATATTTTCGTATTCAGTCCCATAAGGAATTTCTATAGTGGTTTTTTCCCAACGACTTGGAATTTGTATAGTAACTCCTCCCTTTGTAGGAATTGAGACTAATTTTTGAAAGTTTGCTGTATTAAAAGAAGTACCGGCATTATGACTTATTGTACATCTGTAAAATAAATTTTGATATTTTACAATTTGTCCTTGCTTATAAAATTTATATCCGTCATTGGTACTAATGGAAGTTGTATCAAATCCCGACATTGGATTAAAGGAAGACGGTGTCCATTCAACGTATGTTTCACTTTTTCCGCCGATAGTAATCGCAGGATCAACAGAAGAAAAGACAGGCATTAGGCAAGTAAAGTAAGGATCTTTAGTATCGTATCCTCTAATTGAATATCCTTTATTTGTTTTCTGTACGATTACTCCGCTTACACCTAAACTCTTAATAGGACTGCTCTTATCTAAGAAAACTTCATAGTCTTCGTTAGATAGAGATACTCCAGGATTACTAGAATTAGGGTTAACAGAATCAATTATGATTTTAAACTTATCTTTATTAATAAAGCCGCCTGCTTTATAGCTTAATCTAGATGTCAATAAGGCAATTTCATTTTTTAATTTAGTGATGTAATCTTTATTTCGTTGCTTTCCGGCTTCAATTAAGAATACGCTGTAACCTGCAGATAAAATTGTTGAATCGTCAACTACATCTTGATATATTTTTAATACATCAAAACTGATATAATCATTAAAGTCTCCGTAGACATAATGTCCTGCCGGGCTTAATTTCATTCGACTGGTGTCAAATAACAGTGAGCTGTAGCTAGCAGGATGCGTCAATGCTGATAAGATTTGTAAAGCGAATGGATAGTTACTGCTACGTCTCCAGGCCGTTTCAACTGGTCCCATATCACCAAATGCCCAATTACTATCTAAATCTAAGAAATTAAGATTAGTAGCAATATTAGCTGCATTTGGCATCAACAATTCGCCGCTGTCGTTTACAGGAATAATGGACGATAGGCCTGGTCGAGAATAAAATTTGTTAGTTTTAATACCGGCAGGATCTCTTATTACACCATTCTCAAGGTCATCCCAAAGTATTTCATTACCCCTGGTATATGGAGCAACTCCATATACTGCGTCCCACCATTTTGGCTTAATTGGTAAGCCTAACATTTCCCAAGGGTTGGTATGAGGTCTATCTGTATCAAAGAAATATTTGTAAATTGCTCTCCAATTACCAGGCAATGGTAATTTAGTTACAAGATCTTTACCTGATCTAAAATTCCAAGTTTTGGGACTATCACCCGTTGTTGTATTATCAGAATAATTAAATCCGTAAAAAGAATCCCATTTTAAAAATTCTCTTGAAAGAATATTATTAATTTCTGTAGGAGTATAATCGTTAGATCTAAATGCTCCAGGTCTCACAGAATCAATGTTTACTAACTCCGGATTGTAGTTTGTTTTAATATTATTAAATACACGCTTTTCGTATTCTAAAATTATGTCATCTCGATCATCGCCGTAGGCAAGCATAATACTGCCGTCGTGCCCTTCGATGACCCGTTGAGGAGTATCGGCATACGTGTCGTCTAGATAAATCCTAGGAGCAAATTTTGGATACAGACCTAATTTAGAAGGAGTCGGTGGAACAAAACATCCTTGAGTATCAGGATAATCATCAATCCTAATTGTATCTCCTTTAGATAATGATATGTTAATATGAACAGACGAATCGTATAAATCAAATTCGTAATCTATTCCTGCTAATAATTGATTAATTTTTCCGGAGGCAGTAATCTGATAAACAATAACAGCTCGGGTAGATACATCAGTTAACTTAAAATTAGAAAGTAAAGAATATGTTTTATTTCTGCTGTCTGTTACAGGATATTCTCTTGTTACAGCATTAGTACCGTAGCCTAGCATATCGCTTAACGAATAAGGAAATGATGTATCCTTATTCACATTCATGTTATAAAGAGCAATATCTAATGCCTGTATAGGCGAGTACTTACCTGCCAATTTAGAAATTTGATCAATTAGACCTAGTTTAAATTGATTATAATGCTTACTGACTAATCTTGTTGCGGAAATTAAATTAAACTCGTCGTTGGCAATAAAATATCCGGCAAACGCAAGAGGATTTTGATTAGAAACTAATCGTGTTCCATAAGAAGATAATGTTTTAAGATTTCGAATATTACTCGTTCCGGGAAACGATCCTTTGAAGTCAGGATGTCGATCGACCATCGATTTAACGTGATCAGACAGCTCACTTAAAGTAAACTCTGCGATAGGACCGTTTAGAGGATTATTTGTCCAACCAATCGAAGTTTCATAACTTCCTGTATCGCTTATAGTTCCCGAAGTTCTAATTTTTAATAAAACAGTACTGCCTGTTGCCAATGAAGATTTAAAAATAACGTAATACCTTCTACCATTAGCATAAAGAGTATAATCTGTTTGAAGTGTTTTCTTTACGTTGTTAACAAAGACGTCAATTTCTAAATTTTGATATCCAGGATTAGACACAGATGTTATTTCTATATCAGTAGTACCTTCAGTTATTACCTGATATTGAAGTATAGGAATATCATAAGGTTGCTTATCTGACCAAACATTTATATACGAATAGTTTGATTTAGAAATGTTTTTCTTTAGGTAACCGGCAGAGACATCAATTTGTTTATTAATAATGAAACTTTGATCTGTCATAAAATAATTTTTAAACAGATAATATCCTTGATTAGCAATATTTTTATAGCTTAACGGAAATCCTAAAATAGGATCATTGGCACCAGTTCCCATTGAATAACCAAAAACTTTTGATCCAGCAAATAATGTATTATATACAGAAGTATCACTATAGCTTATACCATTGATATCGAAAATATCAAATTTTGGACATTGATTTACTTTTTCTTTTTGCTGAGAATATACCCAAGTTGTACCGTTGTACCACCAGTTAGTACCTTTGTATGTTGTCCCTTTAGTAACTGTTACAGAATCTCCCACGCTAGGGGTAACATCTGCTTCTTCCTCTAAATTAATCCTAAACTTTCCGTTTAAATTTATAAAATTAACTATAAATGTTTTTCCGTTTACAAAAGAATCGTTATCAGCTGTGAATATAATTCTGTCGCCTTGACCTAATTCTTGTCCGTCGACGTAATAACCTAGCTGTCCTTCAATGTCAGTGAACACATCCTTGGTAGAGGTATCGACAAATTGTACATTTGGTTTAGATACACTTCCATAATTGTATAATTGAAGATCTGATTCAAATTCAATAATTGGCCTTTTTGCTCTGCTTCCTATCGGTAACAGCAAAGGAACACCATTAGCATTAGCTGACGTAATAAGTACATCTTCGTGGAACCAGCGATTATAACGACTCCAAGCGTTTCTATCTTGACTAGATCTGTTAATGGTTATATAATCTGGCACGGTGGCAAGAGCACTTTGTTGATCATACCCTAAAGAATCAAACCCGCTATTATCATATCTTTCATCAAATACCGGAGCATATTTTTCTGGATTCGATAAAGAATCTATATCAATTAATTTGATTTTATCGCCTACACCTTCTACAATAAATTCTTTGTTAGCATACGTTTCGGGTATAACAGTTCCAACGAATTTAATTTTTAATCCATTGGTCAATTCTATTCCGTTAGTAGATGTATAATTTTGTTTTCCTACGATTTCATTTTCAACATCAATGAATGTGTTTTCTTCAATCTTCTTAATAACAATTTCGCCGCCGTTGACTGCGTTTTCTTCGGACACAAAATACAAGGTGAACGGTGTTAAATTATTAACAGTTAATGTAACAACTCCTTTTTTAATTCCGTTGTTTTCAACTGATCGAAATGGTGCTTCCTTGCCTGCCACCCTGGCAGTTTTAATCCAAAATGTTTTATCAGAATTAATATTAAATTTATAGGTAACTCCCCTATATAAAGTTATTTGAGGAATAGGCGTAAGACCGTCTGGCGAAAATACAAAATAATTTCCATCAGCAGTATCAGTTACATTGTATGTACTAACAACTTCTTTTGTCTTATCAGTTATTACAACTGCATCCGGACCGTTTGGAAGCCAATAGTATTTTTCAAAGTTAATGAACTTATCCCAGTCAATGTGAGGATCGTAGGAATAAACTTCAGGGTTAAACAATCTGTTCAATTTTGAAGTATTTGCTCCTTCAAAATTAAGTTGATTTATTACATCATCGTATGACGTTGTTTTAGTAACTTGTAAGAGCTTGTTAGTTACTACTAATGATGGCTCAACCTGATAATCTTGTCTTAGTTTTAAGTTCGAAGGCAAGTAATTATCAGTACTTGAATTAAATGTAGGGGTAATTTTACTACCCACCCATCCGTCAATTCTTTTTAGTTGCGGAGGTTGTATTAACTGATCAAGTGTTCCTGCTAAAAATTTTGAATTTTTGTCTGTTCTAAATAAAACAGGCAATAGATTAACAGATTTTCTAGTTGTAGGTTCGTTTTTATCTGATACCTGAGATAAATCTTTAGCCATTAATATACTCCTACTGTGCTGTTAATAATTGTTGATGTGGTTTTAATTTGACTTGAAGTAATTGCATCTATAATTTCTATATCGTCAACCGAGGCACCGTTAATAAAAATTTCGTTGTTTTGACAAGCAATCTCATACAGACTACCAAACGAAACATCAGATTTTGGTACTACAATAAAGTTAGTAATATCCGGTGTTAAAAGATTCATAACGTAAGTAGCCAATTCGCTAAAATAAAAAGTTTGACCAAACTCCCAATTTTCTAACGAAAAGAAACCTTCAATTGCTGAAAGAATTTTAGTTTTCAATTCATTTTCTGTTGTTGATCTTGTGCTGTTCTTAACTGCTTTAAATGTTGCTTGTAAATTGATATTGGCCTGAGGACCAAATAACACTTTGTATTTTACTGGTTGATAAACTATCTGATCACTAATCGCTTTAATTGGTTCTAGCACCGATGAGTAATTTTCTTCTAAAGATGAACTAGTAGGAGCCAGAGGTTCTATTCCCGAATTAGTTACTAGCCAGTTTCTATAAGATATATCATACGAGCTAGTAAGAACATAAACGTCAATAAGATTAGTTTTACTTGGGTCTAATCGTCTGTCATCTCCACTATTGTGTCTATAGTGAAATTTTAAATCTTTTCTTCCTGCTTTTGCAAAATAAGCAGGCGCCAATGTAAACGGAATTTCAGTTGAAGTAGAGTAGCTAACAACAACATCGACTAAGGGATCATATAGATAAAATAATTGCCCCTCTTCTCTTATATTAGAATCATCGGGTATATCTCCCTGTGTTGGATAAGCTAAAATGTAATCATCAGTTACGTTGTATGTAAGTTCGTCTGCTGATCTTTTAAAATACACAAACTTGTCTTTAAAAGTTGTAAAAGCGTTTATCGATCCAGGTTGAACAATTTCAGAAAATGCATCTGGATTATCAATTTGACTATCATTAAACTGATCTAAAAATGAAACTACAACTTTCTTAGGTTCAACATATCCATCAGATTCAATAACATTGCTATCAATTTGCCAGCCGTAATCGACAATCAAAGATGTTGATGTTGTTGGACTTGAATTAATTCCCAACACAGTTATTTGATCTTTGATAACTGTATTAGTTTCAAAATCATAATTTCTTGAAGTTTTATCAAAGAAGAACGCGGTTTCTTTTTCGCTTTCAAAAATGTAATCTGTAATTCTATATCTTACCTGATAGTTGATTCCGTCCCAAATAAAAGCAACCATCCAGCTTGAGTCTAGACTAGTATTAGTTGTATCTTTCTGATATGCTAGACTAAAAGGACTAGTTAAATTTAAATCTGTATCGTTGATCAAATACCAAGATCTTGTATCTTCGGCAAAACTTAATCCAAAATTTCTTTTAGAAAGACTAAGGTTTACCATGTCTGTCTTTAAAGCATAGCTAAGGTTTGTATCAAATGTAGGTATAACCTGTTCAGCATAACACCCGTCAGGGACTATTTGAGTTAATGTTACTGGACCGGTTCCATCCGGTAGGGCTCCGTTTCCGTTGTATGAACCATCTCCAATAACCAATGTTGTTTTTACCCACTTAACTGTCCGTGTTGTAGAATCGGCTTTAGATGCAGAGATTAGTTTTCCGTTTTTAGAAAATACAAAACCTGGGGCAGGAATAAATTTTATAAGGGCACCGGCGGTTACATAGGTAAGATTTCCGGACGAGAAAGAACCTGTTTGTAAAGGATTTCCCAACGTGTCTGTAAAGTACCCTGTGGTTTGATTTGTAGATTTAGTAACTTGTTTCCATAAGGTACTCGGATCTGTTAGTAGCGGTCTAGGCCAATTATTCAAATAAAAGTTTCGAGTACTTGTAGACTCTAATATTGGAATTAGTCGATTAATTAAAACAGAATAAATCTCGTTCTTTGTTGTAAAAGAAAAACTAAAAGTCTGTGTTTTATCGTCTTGATAGATAAGTCCATCGTTTCCAAATATGTTTGTACTGGAATATTTTCCGCTAACATCACTTAGCTCGTAGTACTTAGAAATACCACTTGAAATCCTGTTAACACTTTTAACTTTTAAAATGTCTGAGCCAGCTGTTAAAGGAGCAATATTATAATCCTCAGCAGTAATCATACGATTCTGTGTATAGTATGCCTGGGGGGCTTTAGTTTTAATATTAGTATTACTTTCGGGACCTTCGCTATTTGTAACAGTATATTGTAGACTAAATGTTAAAGTTAAAGTTTGTTGCTGTCCAGACTTGGTGTAATATGGAATATTAATTTGTACGCCGTTAACATTTTCCGGCTTGATTGAATACTTCAAGCCGTTGCTTTGTCTGTAAAATAATCTAAATTGTCCTTTAGGCAAATTTCCAAATGTGCCGTCGGCAAAATTTAAATCAATTTGATCGTTTTCTCTAGTGGTAACTGCAAAAATATTTCTTTGAGAATTACTTAGACTATTATAAATGATGTTGTTACCGGATAGGGCACTTACCTTGGTCCAATTATTTAAAAAAGCACCGTCGCCACTAAGTTGCCATAACCACACATCGTCGTTGTTGACATTAGTGGCATTAATTCCCACAATCTCATTAGCAACCGGAGAGTCGACACCAAATCCAGTTAAGTTCAGTGTACCCTGTTTAAAGTGAACAAAGAAACCAGTGTTAGCACTGGAACTACCCTTTGAATCGTTTTGAAAGATAAATCTAAATTGATCAGCTGGCTTTGGAGTAGTTTCGTAAACATAATTCTGTCCAGAAAAAGTACACCCAACTATTTCAAATGGCATAGTGATGCCGCCGATATTTTTTGTAAAGGTATAGGCAGGCACATCTAAATTAGCAGAATTAATTGTATACTGCTCAGTTGGTATTCCGTTAATAACTTTTCTATCATCTGGGCGGCCAAACGTTGTAGTAGACGGCATAGCAGAATTTAGGATGGTGACAAACTGCTGATACCAATTTAGATTACTTACATCGTTCCATCCGATAACAGAATTAGCTAAGTTACTGCCGTTGGCATCAAACACGTTATCTGTTGTAGAAATAGCGGTAAGTTTTAAGAATCCGCTAGCTGGAGTATTTCTTTTAGCGTTATAGTTGATTAACTGTGCTAGACGTAAAATGCTGTCGCGGCGCTGTGCGGTTTCTAGGAAGTTTTCACGGGCATTCAAGTCAACCCGGAAACTTAAATTTTGACCCAAGTATGCGATAAGATCGATAAGAGCAACATACTCACTTGACTCAATATAGTCGTTGAAATCTTCCGGATACTTTTCACGGAGGTAGGCAATCATTGTCCTACGTAGGGTTTCAAAATCGTAACTCTTAAAATCAGAGTTCTTGAAGGATTGGTAAACTTTTTTCCAATCCTCTGCTACCAATAATTTAGAGTTTGTTGAAGGTATCATAGATCATTTTGCCTAGTTATAGCGTATTTATTAGGTGTATAAACTACCCGGTTTATTAACCAGATAGTCCAACATTCTTGTCAAATTGTAAAATCATGCTGTCACTCACATCAAGGCCTTTATAGGTAAGAGTAAGTTCAAGCAAGAACCCGTAGTCTTGTTCAACAATATTAACTAATGTAGGTACTACTCTAGGCTCTGAGGCTAGAATTCTATCAATATCAGAAGAAATTTGTTGTTTAACTGCAGGAGTTAGTGGTTCGTATATCAAGTCCCATATAACAGATCCAAAATTAGGATTCATTACACGCTCGCCTTTTCTAGTGTTAAACTGATTAATAAGATCTTGTTTAATAACGTCATGGTCAAATAGCTTAACACTAGTTGAATTTTCATCAAGTGTACTAAATCCTTTATAGAACTGACTAGTCTTCTTAGTCGTTACATTCTGTAAATTAGGAGGTGTAATTACAATATTTTTATAGGCCATAGTAATATTTATTTAGGTTTAATATCCATGATTTTGCCGTTAACGAACGGGCGGGTAAGGGCCGTATCTTACTGGAGTACCATCTCCTGACAAAATAGGATTGCCTGAGCTGTCTGTCCATACTCCGCCCTCGTCTGGTATCTTTAGCAACTGTCCTCTAATATAATTCAACTGATCTCTAACTTTAGCAGCCGCTTCTTCTTTAGTAATGTTACCATCTTTATTTTTATCAAGGCCTTTATTCTGCTCATAGGCTTTAGACGGACTTGAGAATAGAACATAGTCATTTGGCTTACCTACTGCGGCTGGCCAAAGGATAGCCATGTAAAGATCTTCTAATGTAACTGATGATAGTTTTCTAATAGGTCCTGCTTTAAAATATTTTAGTACCCAGTCCATTTGTTGTACTCTAGTTAATGTAGCTAGATAATCTGTAGTTGTTCCCAAGCCAATGGCAGTTGGTCTTATAAATTGTATCAATCCAGTTGCTCCGATACTATTTCTTAAAGCTGGATTAAACGTTCTTCCTGTTTCAAACGCCATACAACATAATAAGTCAATGTGAGAACAATTTAATGCCGTAGCAACTTCTTTAACTTTCTTATAAAATGCTAAATCTTTAGTCCAATCCGCTGGCATGTCGGCCCTATTTAAATTTGGCACCGGAGGGGATATCGGTCTTGCTGGATTAGGATTACCTTGTGTACCCCTACCTGCTTCTCCCGGAGACTGAGTTACAGGACTTACTGGCCCTGTTCCTTTTTGTTTTTGCTGTTTAGTAGGAGTAGGCGCATCTGTATCAGTGAGTGTCGGTTCAAACAGCGACCTATTAACGTTTTCATGGTGATCCCAAGGTTCATGAGTTGGAACACGCTTCATGATAGAATTAAGGTCGGTTGCTTTATAAAACTTACCATCATCCCACCCTGAGTCTTTTTGTCTATTAGGCAAATAGTATCGAGGAAGCGCAGACGGAATTGTAGCAGAATCGGCAGCAGTAGCAGATTTGGCCGAGGACGCCGCTGGACCGTTTAAATGTATATCGCTAGCAGTAGCCAAGTACAGCCCAACCGCACCAACATTAAATGTGGCGCCAGTACTCTGTAGCATGTTGCCTCCGGATTTTAAATTCATCGTGCCAACTGCAGTTTCAAAGATATTAGTTCCGGCGGTCACATGATAATTCTTAGTTGCTGTATTAAAGATAGAACCTCCAGCACCAACATGTAAATTTGTACCATAAGAAAATACAGCATCGGAATCAACACTATGATCTAATGTACCAGAATAGGTTATAAAACCATTTCGAGAAACTACTAAGACTAAATCCTTAGTAACTTCAGTTTGCATATTTCTACCGACTGAAATTTTTAAATCTCTGCCAGCTTCTAAATTAATATCTCGATCGGCCCTAAAGTTAAAATCTTGCTCAGTATGAATGCTTATGCTGTCTTCAGCAAATATATCTATCTTGCCATTACTTGTAAGTTCAATCCAAGCACTACCTTTACTGTTGGCAATATAAATTAAATCTTGACTGTTGTGTAATAAGATTTGGTGGCCTGTTCTTGTTCGTATTCTTACTAGTTCATTTTGGCCGTCTTTATCTCCGTCATCCATTACAAAAGAAGATCCGCCTAGTCTACTAACTGGCGCTGTTGCTACTTTTCCGTAACCAATATAACCCTTTTTTCCGGTTTTATCTAGTGGGCCGGGAGTACTAATACCAAATACAGCACTCGGAACTTCTCGACGAGCCGAACTAGAACTGCCCCCTCTAATTGTGTCTGTCAACAATCCCTGTGCTAACAATCGATCAGCAAAGGGATGTATAGGTTTAGTAAAATCGTCGGGCCGACCAATTGAAAGATCTCTACCTTTCTTTAAAAATTCTCCCACAGGAACATTTCTTGTTCCGTATTTCTTTTCTTGTTCGGCAGTCATCGCAGACGCTTTGCTTGATGCGATTCCAGGAACCATATGATTCTGAAACTGGTCAGGTACACATCCTATCCAATAGCCTTGATTGGGATCACCGTCTACAAATATACACATTACCCTTGTGCCTAGATCAGGGGGAACAAACCACATTCCATAACTTTTTTGAACATCATTAAAATCTGATGAGTTTGTTCCTTCTGCTGATATAGGAGTAACTCCGTAGAAAGGAGTCATGTGTCTAACTACAACCGTTTCGTTTTGTAATTCAAGTTCTCCCATCGTAGATTTAATTAAAGAAACTTCTAAACCTCCCATATAAGTAGGGTCAAGGTGATTTGTAATAACTCCGACCCAAGGACCTGGGTGTGGTAATTTATATCTTTTTCTTGTTAAAAATGACATGTTATGCTTCTTCTTCTATCGGAGGTAAACCTAGACGTCTTCTTACTATAGGATCTGTTCCTGTATAAGGTGCGGCGTTAGGATCGTTTAAGCTATTTACGGCATTGTTCATTAGCTTGTCTAAAGGTCCGGCTGCGGATGCAGTTAAACTTCCAAACTTAGAAGTAACGCTCTTTCCTAAGTTTGCCAATTGAGTGACCGCAGATCCTGGATTACCTAGTGCTTGTTGAACACTTGATATACCGTTTTCTATAGAACCAAATGCTCCGGCACCGGGGACGATCCCTGCTAGGCTCTTTTGTACTGACGTTAGTTTTCCTAAAGCAGAATCCATCAACCCAGGAAGGTTAAGTCCAGCGCCTGGCAAACCTCCTCGCAACGGCTGAGGCAAGTCAGCTAGAGAAATTGCCTTAGCGGCAGAAGACAAGTTTGGAATATTAATACCAAACATTGCCGCATTTCTTAAGGCCTGTTCTACCGGGATTCCTTTTTCTGTGGCTTCTGTTATAACAGCGGCACGTTGTTCTGCAGTAAGCTCAGAACTAAAAGATCTCGCCGGAAGGTCGGCGGCTGGTGCCTTAAGTTTAAGTGGCATCGCTGGCAAATTCTGTAGTGAGTCTTTTGCTAGATTGGCCATTACAATACCAGTATCTTTAACGGAGTTTAAATTAACATTTTCCGGAATTGACTTGGCGATCGATTCAACTTCAGCCGCAAGTTTACTATCAAGTTTCCCTGTTAATCCAGATAGTTGGCTAGCATCAATTCCCAACTTAGCTGTAATACTTGCCGGAGTCAATGAAGATCCAGAAAGGTTGAATCCAAATGCGTTGGCGTTGGTTAAAGCAGATGCAGCAGATACACCTCTTGCCGTCGCATCAGAAATAACTGATGCCGCCTGAGCAGGTGTTAATCCGCCAGTCTCGCCGTTTGGTAGGATAGAAGTAATGTTTGAAACTTTGTCCCCAACGCTGTTGATAAATGATGACGGGTCTCCTAGACTACTAGCAGTTGCTAGAGAATTTCCAAGAAGTCCCCTGGTCGCACCTAACGCAGAATTTAAACTATAAGAAGTTTTAATTCCGGCATTTGCCGAAGCATTGTAGGCATTGTTAACTATGTTAGCAGCCGACGATGAAAAATTCTGTGTTAGCAATGATCCAGGATCTCCGGGGATAACAGACGATGCTATATTTCCAGCCTGTGTTAATGCGGCCGCTGGATTTAAACTAAAATTTGATGTTGCTAGTTTAGCCAGTGTGTCGACTCCAGCAGGTATTCCTTTAAGTAAAGAATTTGCGCCTGCCGCTAAATTTAATCCTGTAGGTAATCCGGACGTTGCTTGATTTAACAATGCTGAGCCTGCGCCAAGCAGACCGGCGGCAGTTTTAAATTGTGCCGATACGGCACCTACTTGCGGGAAGCCTTTGCCTACTAGAGAATATATGTTAAGGTCATTTGACTTAGCACCAAATTTACCAACATCAGCCGGAGCCGAATCAATAACTGTTTGTTCTCCGATCTTAGGACCTTCAATAAAATCAAAGGCAGGTGTTTCTTTTAATTTAATAGGGTTATTTTCTATCTGCCCCGGGAATCTCATAATGGATAATGTCTGCTTAAAAACTCCGTCTCTAAAAGAGTTTCTACATTTAAGTACCTGATATATTCCGCTAAAAGGTACCTTATCTGAAAATCTTACAAATCCGGTTGTGTTGTCAATATCAATTGGGTTTCTAAAATTAATTCGTACCACAACCGGACCAGTATTAAAAGATGCTTCGCCGTCGGCTGTCATGGCATTATCTTTTAATTTAGGCAAATAATTGCCCATGCCCGATGTAGAAAGATAAAAAGGATCTCCTAATATTTCTATATCACCTGTTATTAGATTGACACTTTCTAAGATCGAATTATGAGCAAGCTCAGCAATTTTAAAATACGGATCTGTTTGCGAACTTTGGCCTTTACCACTAGATGTAACTGCGTTGCCATCACTCCTAGTAGCTGCAACGCCTAATTGAGATTGGTCTGCTCCAGAGCCGGCGCCGGTTGGTTGTTTGACATCGGATTGATTAGATGCTCCAGCGCCGTCTGCGGTACCGGATTGATCGCTGTTGGCCATTTTTGGTACAGCAGCCTGGAAAAATAAGTTGTTAAAATTTAATTTAAATGCTAATACATCAATATTTTTTCCTGTATAAAGATAGTTGTACTCTCTTTTTACATATCGTTTCATGTTCTCAGCTTTGTACTTTGATTTTTCTTGGCCTGGTAATCTAGAAAAATGTACCTTGTACGGAACAACAATATATTGATATGTAAATTTTTGTTGATTAGTTGTACTATCCATTGCTCCTGGAATGGTATTGATCATTATTTGAAAATAAGATATCATGCCGTCAGAGTCTTTGGACTTTTCAACGTCTTCTAAAATTTCTTTTAAAAAATGACTATCTCGAATTACAGCCTCAATGATCTCTGTTATATTAGCGCCTTTAGAAAATTGTACTTGAGGTGTTTTCTTTTGTGTTCCGGCCGGAGGAGGAATGTCTCCTGCATCATACATTTCTCCAGTCTCGGTATTTTGTTTCATGTTCTTAGGACGATCAGCATTAGGAGAATTTTCAATTGGAGGAAATTTATAAATGTTGTTAGATCTTAAATTTTCATTTATTTTTGCTCCAGCTATATCGTTCTTCTTAAGATTAGAATCTAGCGATATTGCTTCGCCTTCTTTTGGCAACTCGGGAAAATAAATTTCGTACTTGTCAAAGACTTTGGCAGCGTCTGCTGATTTTTCTTTTTGCTCTCTAGCTTCGGAACTTTTGTTTAAATTTTCAAAAAGATTAGTTAATACTGATCCCACATCGTCGCCGCTGAAAGACACGTCAGTGAAAATTTGATTAGGAATACTGTGTGCGGCTTCGTTGAACGGAATAGCTGAACATCTATACCTAGTACCGTTTTCAGTAACTTCCATTTCTGTTCCGGTTAGTCTTATTGGAATATATTTGGTAGCTTTAACAGTTTCTGGTTCAGCAACTGGGTCTGTAATATTATCAGGATATCCTAAAAATTCTATTTTTATCAAGTATGCCGCGCCTAAATATCCGGTCCATCCTGCTGCCACTGCTGCAACGTGGATAGCTTCAATAAAACCGTTAGCACTATAAGGTTCAAAAATTTCAAATCTAAGTTTAGTAGAAGTAGCGACACCTGTTTGATTGTTAGGGGCAATAATTGATTCAACTTCTAGCCCATCAATAAACAAATCCAAGGCACCGGGACTAAGTTCATTAAAGCTATTGACTGCCGATTCTCCTGTTTTAGAATCTACTTTGACTCCTGTGACCTTATCTACAGTAGTTAACACTCGGCCGCCTTCTCTAATTGTTTCAGTTTCGGTAATGTTTGTTTCGATAGGAACTACATCCGAAGACATGGCGTTGATACCTTTGCCCTTGCTAGCGGCAATTATATATTTTAATTTGTTATTTCTATAAGAAGAAGGATTTTTTAGATCAGTAGGACTAATGGCCGCAAGAGTAAAATTATAGGTCACTGACTTATAATTGTTTAATATATTAGAGTTGTCTCCTGGATCATTTGATGGAGGACCTTGCCAATTATCAGCCATATTACAATCCTAGAGAGTTTGTTATTGTAGATAATTTAGGAAGATATATTCTCTGTCCTGCTGTCATATCATATATAGGATCTTTTAAGACATCTTTATTTCTTACAGAAAATACCCACCACAAGTTAACATCACTATAGAGATCGTAAGCAAGCAAATCTGGGCGATGCGTATATTGTTGGGTTACCATAAAAAGAATATCGTCGGATTGCGCCGGAATATCTCTAAAATTAATAACATCCAGATACGATCCAGTTTCTTCAGTTGTATAATACGGACTTGTTTTAGAATAAGTTGTCATAGATATCCTCTACCTTTAAGACTTCCTGACAACCATCCGTCGACAGAAAATTCTTGAATTTCTTTTCTACTGTACATTAAATTCAATGAAAGGTTAATAGTAGAAATTGTAGGAACTAAACTAGTTTTAAAATTTCCGCTCTTAACTGAAATATAATCAACATTATTTGGTAATTCAGTTTTAAAAGATGCTACTGAAACAGGAACATTGCTTAACATAAAATCACCGTATGCGTCAAACCTACAAACCGGCGGTGGGGCTCCGGCGTTGGAGTCGTCGCCAAAGCGCATCTTTGTTAAAGATCTTAATAAGTGAAGAACGCTTAGGTATATAATTGCTTCTTTTTCATTTTGTACTGTAAATTTTCCAGTTACTGATATCGCACTAACAGAACTGTTCTTGAAAAAATATTGTGTATAGTTAGAGTGTGTAGGATTTACCGCAGAATAATTTGCCTGATTGTCATAACTAATGTCCGGCGTATAGGGAAATAATATTCCTGCAAATTCTCTCAATGCGCTTGTATAGTTGCTTGATAGATAAGAGCCAGGTACACGCAAATAAGCTCTAAGATCTTTTGCTCCGCCCCATTTTGCCGATGCGCCTTTAGAAGTTGAGGGTTCTGCTCCTTTAGATATAGCACCTCCAAAAATACTTCTAAGATTACCAAAACGAGACTCTTGCCCTGAATCAGAATCAGTACTGTTAGTTGATGAATATCCACCTTCGGAATCTGTGACTAAAGTAGATCCGTCATCGAATGTTTGGATAGAACTGCCGTCGTCAAATGTTTGTGTCGTCGGATCCGGTGTTAAACTAGGATTAGCATAGGCATTAGTTGTTGCTTGATCGCTCTGAGAATCGTTTGTCGCTCCCGGAGTTTTAACAGTAGATTCAGGTTCGGCAGCTTTTGCTTCTGCGGCGGCGGCCTTGGCGGCGGCGGCCGCTTCGCGCTTGGCTGCATTAAATTCATTTGCTATTGCCGTGAGCTTTTGATTTTCTTCGTTAAATGCTAATCTGGCTGCTTCAGCAGGTCCCGATTGGCTTTCCAGACGGCTTTTAGTAGCTTCGTTGCCATTTTGATATTCGGCAGATAGAGCAACGGCTGTTAGAGCGGCGATGCGTTCTTTGTTCTTTGCTAGCACTACCGCATATTGTGCGTTCCATTGTGCGTCTAGTTCGTCTAATGTGGCCATAGTTATTTTCCTATACCGTTATTTACCCATAAATAAAACACAGTTTTTTAATGGTTGACAACGGTGTTGCGTAAATGCTACACTAACAAATAAAGGAGACCACACCAAGATGGCCACATCAATATCGCCCACAGGACGCAAAGTCCGGTATTTAAATAATAGAGATTTATTAGCAGAAATACATAGAAGTAAGGTTACGTTTTCAAGTTTTATCAAACCAGAATATAGTCAGCACGATATAATCTTAACAAATCTAGATAAGATTAATATTAGAACGATCGCCGAAGCAAAAAGAATTAAAGCAAAAAGACTAGGATTGCTTGCGTTTAATCAAGCAAGGTTAGACGGAGATAAAAAAATTAAACTAGCAGATGTGACTCCGGACTATAAAACTATACAAAAAAACGAATTAGTTTTTAGAATCATGACGTTTGATCATATTCCAGAGGCTCCTGGAAGAAAGAAAACAGTTAAAAGTACAGCAGATGCTCATGACAAAATTAACTTTCCTCCTTTCCAGCATTGGAAATTTGAGGACAATGATGAACTAGTATGTGTTGGAAAAAGTCACTGGAAAGGAACTTTAGACAAAGGCAACTTTAGCAAAGACCATGGTCGAATTACAGAAAACTTAGGTCGCATGTTTATTAAACTTAGCGAACGTTACGCACAACGTAGCAATTGGCGGGGGTATACCTACAATGAAGAAATGCGCGGACAGGCGATCCTACAACTAAGCCAAATTGGATTACAGTTTGACGAATCAAAAAGTGAAAACCCGTTTGCCTACTATACCGCTGCCGTTACTAACAGTTTTACTCGAGTATTAAACATTGAAAAGAAGATGCAGAATATTCGTGATGACATGTTAGAAGTAAATGGGTTAACTCCTAGTTCTACTCGTCAAAGTCGAGATGAATACGCAGAAGAAACTGCTCGACAAGCAGAGTTGTACAAACACTTTAGACAGCCTAAATCAGAAGAACCGGACGTCGAAGAAGAGGAAGGGGCTTGATCTTACTAGTGTAATTCTGTTATACTAGTTCTAGGAGAGCCTAATTAATGCCATTATTCAAGAAAGTTGCTTGTTTTACCGATATACATTTTGGACTAAAATCAAATAGTTCTACACACAATCAAGATTGTGAAGATTTTGTAGATTGGTTTATTGTTGAAGCTAAAAAAGAAGGTTGTGAAACTTGTATCTTCCTCGGGGATTGGCATCATAATCGTAACTCAATCAATTTAATTACGTTAGATACTTCAATGCGGTGCTTAGAAAAGCTAGGTGCCGCATTTGAGCAGTTCTTTTGGTTCCCAGGTAACCATGATTTGTTCTACAAGGACAAGCGAGACATCCATAGTAGTGCGTTCGGACGCCATATTCCCGGCGTAACTGTCGTAGACTCTGTCACCACTTTAGGCGATGTTACCCTTGTACCGTGGTTAGTAGGTGACGAGTGGAAGACTATCAGTCAAGTTAAAAGCAAATACATGTTCGGGCATTTTGAATTACCCCTGTTCTATATGAACGCTATGGTACAAATGCCTGATCACGGGGAATTACAGGCCAATCACTTCAAGCATCAAGACTATGTTTTTAGTGGTCACTTCCATAAACGACAAGCCCGTGACAAGATTGTCTATATCGGCAATGCGTTTCCGCACAATTTTTCCGATACATGGGACGATGATCGAGGTATGATGTTTATGGATTGGGGAGGAACTCCTGAATATCGTGTCTGGCCCGATGCTCCTAAATTTAGATCAGTTAAACTTAGTCGATTAATTGACGAAAAAGATACAATTATGAAAAGTAAAATGTATCTAAAAGTCAACCTAGATATCGATATCAGCTTTGAAGAAGCTAACTTTATCAAAGAGACATTTGTTAAAGAACACGATGTTAGAGAAATCAGTTTAATACAGGACAAAGATAATTTAGATGCTGTACTAGAAGATCAAGTAGACAGTAAATTTGAAAGCGTTGATCAGATTGTAACTGAGCAACTTGTTAATATCGACAGCGATCAGTTCGATAAAAAGACTTTATTAGATATCTATAATAGCCTATAATGTTCAAAATAAAAAATATAACAGTAAAAAACTTCCTAAGTGTCGGTAATCAAACACAAGCCGTTGATTTTTCTAAAGAAGCACTAACTTTAGTACTAGGCGAAAACTTAGACCTAGGTGGGGATGACAGCGGATCTCGCAATGGCACAGGCAAAACTACGATTGTTAACGCAATCAGCTATGCTCTCTACGGCCAAGCATTGACCAATATTAGAAAAGAAAACTTAATTAACAAGACTAATGCCAAGCACATGCTGGTTACAGTTGAGTTCGAGGTTAACGGGCAAGCATTTCGTATCGAACGAGGTCGCAAACCTAACATACTCAGGCTGTTTGTTAATGAAGAAGAGCAAAAAGCCAAGGATGATGACGAGTCGCAGGGCGACAGTAGAGAAACACAGAAGGCAATCGAGCTGATGCTGGGCATGACCCATACTATGTTCAAGCATCTAGTGGCATTGAACACCTATACTGAACCGTTTTTGAGTCTTAAAGCGGCAGATCAACGTGAAGTAATTGAGCAACTGTTAGGCATAACTCTATTATCAGAGAAGGCAGAGAAGCTTAAAACTGAAGTTAAAACCACAAAAGATGCTATTCAAACTGAAACATTTAAGATCGAAGGTATTAAAACTGCCAACGAAAACGTTCAAAAGAGCATCAACAGCCTAGGTTTAAAGAGCAGTGCTTGGGAAACTAAGAAAGATCAAGAATTAGAAAGCCTGGGCAAGGCAATATTACAATTAGAAAGCGTTGACATCGACGCAGAATTAGCGGCCCATGCTCAGCTTAAAGCATGGCTTGAACACAAAACTAAGATTCAAAATTTAAACAAACAGCGAGCAACTTTAGAATCTGCTGTCGGTCAAGCCGAAAAAAGTCTAACAAAGTATGGAAAAGAATTAGAAAGTCTAGCAAATAAGACTTGTCATGCTTGCGAACAAGAACTTCACGACCATAAACACGAAGAAATGACTGCTAGTGCTACTCATCATTTAGGCGAAGCCATGAAATACTTTGATAAAGTATCGCAGGATTTAAAAAAGATTGTAGATGAAATAGGTACAGGTGATGTTCCTCGGAGGCCGGAAACATTTTATGAGACAGAAGCAGAAGCGTTGGGACATAAAAATAATCTTGCTAGCTTAGAGCGTAGTTTAGAATCTAAAGTTGTAGAAGCAAACCCGTACGAAGAACAAATTGAAGAGCTAAAACATACAGCACTTCAACCGATCGACTGGGCAACTGTAAACGAGCTTACAAAGTATAGAGATCATCAAGAATTCCTGTTAAAATTGTTAACAAACAAAGATAGTTTTATTCGTAAGAAAATTATTGACCAGAACTTGAACTACTTGAACAAGCGATTGAGCTATTACATTTCTAAACTAGGCCTACCGCATCAGGTAAAATTCCTTAACGATCTTAATGTTGAGATCACTCAGTTAGGGCAAGACTTAGACTTTGATAACTTGTCACGTGGAGAACGCAATCGTTTGATATTGTCCTTGAGCTTTGCCTTCCGTGATGTTTGGGAAAATTTATATCAACATATTAATTTGTTATTCATTGACGAGTTGATCGACGCAGGCATGGATGCTGCCGGAGTTGAAGCTGGGCTTGCGGTCCTAAAAAAGATGGCCAGGGAACGAAATAAGAATATATACTTGATATCGCACAAAGATGAGTTAATTGGTAGAGTTAATAACGTTTTGAAAGTTATAAAAGAAAATGGTTTTACCTCTTACTCAAATAGTGCCGACTACATTGAAGCATAATGCTAAACAATTACGACAAGGTCTATAGTGAATTTATCGATAAAGTTGCGGAGATACACAATGCTCACATAGCATTTAAAAAGAACGCAACCCACGAACCTTCGCTAAGGCTAAAGCGGGCAATAACTGATCTACAAGACCACATGCATGCTTATAGATCAGAAGTAATGATTTTTAGAGAAGCCTATAAAGCAGAACAAAAAAGATTATGGGCTGAACATAGAAATCAACTTCGAGAAAAGGAAGAAGCCAAAGCTCGAAGAAAAGAAGATAGAGAAAAAAGGAAACAAAAATGAACACACAACAAGATTTACTAGCTGCATACGAAGCATATATGTCAGAAAACGAAAAGTTTGAAAAAGGTAACAGCGCCGCAGGTACTCGCGCCCGCAAGGCATTAGCTGATGTCGGCAAGGCAGTCAAAGCCCGCCGCAATGAAATCACTGCCGAGAAGAACGCTCGCAAGGAAGCTAAGGCAGCAAAGTAATCAATGACTTGGTACCATAAAGGTTCTATAGTCACAGAACTGCCTGAGGATTGTGTGGGATTCGTTTATCTCATCTCATGTAATACTTCTGGCAGGCTTTATGTTGGCAAAAAATTAGCAAAGTTTAGTAAAACGACCTACAAGACTGTAAAGTTAAAGAACGGCAACAAGAAGAAAAAGAAGATCAGAAGCAAAATAGAAAGCGACTGGCAAGACTATTATGGCTCAAACTTAGAACTCAACAAGGACGTTGAGTTGCACGGCAAAGAAAACTTCACAAGAGAAATTTTACACTACTGTAAAAGCAAAGCAGAAACATCTTACATTGAGGCCCGAGAACAATTCGACCGCAAAGTATTAGAATCAAATGAATATTATAACGGACAGATCTCAGTCCGTGTCCATGGCTCTCACATAAAAAATAAAATTTAGGCTCATCACGCGGTAATAACGCTCGCACTGGCAAACTTCTGGTGCCCTAAACCAGGACCTCGGGTCGCTGGGATGGAAATCTCTCGCCGCAAAGAGTACTCAATCACTATCCTTTACAGGACGTAGATCGCTAAACTGCCGCGGTTTGATTGTTTGAAGAAAATTTTAAAAGGCCCAAGGATGGGGAACTAACCATAACCCCACGCTTTACAAATATGATAGCGTATATTTGTAAGCCGCCGTTGTTAAGACAGAGCTCGTGGTACCGGACAACCGCCACTGTAACCGCTCTAACGCTATGTGACTGTGATACTCAGATAATGTTCACAACCAACTTTGCCCTTAGCGGGCTTAGTGTGACCGCTTAATCTAGATAATATTTAAGTGCTTCGCACTATATGTTTCATATAAAATTGCTTCGAGCGATTAGCGAAGAAGCAAATGAGCGTTAGCTCATTTAACCACATAAATAAACGTATTAATCCCTGTTTAGGAAAATGACATGAATATTAAAGAATTAATCTCGGAACAACAAACTGATGAAGGTCTTGGATCTGCTCTAGCTACAGGTGCTAGGGGACTTGCTAAAGGAACTGGTGCTGCAATAGGTGGCCTTGCAGGTATGGGTTCTGCATTTAAGCAGGGGTATCAAGGCGGTAAGCTAGCAGTAGCTGGTGGTCCTGCTCCTCAAACTGCTCCAGCTACAGGTGGTACAGCTCCGGCAAGTACAGGTGCTAGTACAGCAGGAGTTGCTGACCCGACTGACATACGACAGCAGATTGCTCAGAAGAAAGCAGAGATAGCAGATTTACAAAAACAATTAGGTGCTCCTAAAGTTGAACCAGGAATTGGTCAACAGCAAGGACAGGTAGCGGCGGTGGCCAATAATACTCCGGAGCCAACAGCGCCGGCAGCAACAGAACCTGAAGCAGTTGCTCAACCAACTCCGGCAGATATTAGAAAACAGAAACAAGCGGCTGCGGCTCAGGTAGCACAAGATCAGATGGCAGCAAATCCTGCTACTGCGGCAACCACTCCTCCAGTCCAACCTGGCATTGGACAGCAACAAGGCAAAGTAAATGCTGTAGCTTCAAACACTCCTGATCCTAAAGCACAACAAGCTGCAACTAAAGCTAGACTACAAGGTCAACGTGCCGCAGGTAAAAGCATGGCAACGCAAACAGGCGGTGGGTTTAATCAGTATGTTCAAGGTGGTGGAGGACAGAAATTGGCCGGTGCTGATGCTCAAGGCAATCCAGTATTCAAACAAAATGTACAGCGTGAAAGCGTTGGTTACAGCAAGTTCTTAGGTTGCTACATTTAAAAGAAGGGCAGTTGGCTCTTCTTGGTAGTTTCTAAATTATCTTTAATTAGATTCCCCATCACATCAATATCTTCATTAGTAAGTTCAAACGCTTCAGTGACAGATAGACTACCTCGCATAAACCAGCATATTCTATAAAGTTCTAGTTTATAGGCTTTTGTCTCTTTTTCCATCTTGTCACTTAGCTCTTGAATTTCATCTAAGCTAAGAGACAAAAGCCTTAGACGAAAAAATTTGTAGGATCAAACTGTAGCGGATATTCTATTTCGTCTTCAACTACGCCCGCTGCACGCATTTCTGTTGTGGTAGCAATCTTTAAAGGTTTGATAGAATTGTTTTCTCTAAGTTTATCAATGTGATTTTTAACTTTATCAAAAACTGTTTTATCAGCATTGGTCATGAAATCTTGAATGTGTCGTTGGTCAACAGTAGTACCTTGACTGCTTTCAACTTTGAACACGCTGTTGTTGATCACACTGATTGTCATTTGATTTAATTTAGCAAAACTTTCTTTAAAAGCTGCAATTTTTTGATCTTCTGGAATAGCATCATCGCTGACCAGTTGAATAATCTTTTGTGTTTCAAATGTTTGAAGTGCGCTGTCCGTCATGACTTTATAACTGAGCGGCCTTACGTAAACAGTAAGGTCGTCATTGATAGGTACGACAGGATCCCAAGAGATCTGATTTTGTAGTCCGTCAAGCACCACACGTAGATCTAATGTGTACTCATTATCAACGTCGTCGTTAATTCTTAACGGGATAGTCATCTTTTCACCGTAAGTGGCAATGCGAATAGCGATCAGTATAGCATCAAGATCTAGATTAGGTGCTTTCCATGCGTTCTTGATGTTAGGCATACAATGCTGAATTACATCAACAACTGCTTGACCATTCATAAGAGCATCTGGAACTTTTAACATAAGTTCGTCTCGAGCCGTCATTGAGTAAACAGGAAACTCTCTGTTATCTGGAACATCAATAGAGCCCGTTTCCCAATATTCACCACCACTCGGTAGCCTGATAAAAATCTTGGGTTGACGCATTAGTCCTACTAATGGATTGGGCGTAATTTTTTGTTCTGAAACCATGTTTGATTCTCCGATAAATAATCTAGTACAAGTCTGCGTATTATTTATGTACGCACAGAATCCAGGAAAATAACAATGGCAGAAGTAACCGGAAGAATTGGCGATAATGATGTAGCATTAGATAATGCGGCCACGGAAGCGACGTTAAAAGCTCTGTTGCAAGCGGTATCTGGTTCTAACGCCCAGATGACTAGATTGGTTAATCTAGCATCAAGGTCCGGTATGGATCCAAAAGCCATTGCTGAAGCTAACAAAGGAGCAAATGCTTTAGGGCAAGCTGCCTTTGGCGCTGGCAAAATTGCGTCAGTGGCAATGGGTGGACTAGCAAAAACTGCCCTAGTGTTAGGCGGAGTCATTGGTGACCTAACTGCCAGTGCATTTAAAACTGTAGGCAATCTAACTGACTTTGCTGGCAAGTTGCTCGACGGTACTGCCAGTGTAAGTGGACTGTTTGGAGCATTTAAAGATCTTCCGTTAGGGCTCGGTCTAGTTGCTGGCTTATTTGAAAAGATGGCACAGTTCCAAGAAGCTAACCTAAATGCGTTTAGAGACTTATCTAAGGTAGGTGTTAATCTTGGAGGAGACTTAAATCAAGTTAGACTACAGGCATTAGAAGCCGGCCTAACTATGGAACAGTATGGTTCATTTATTAAAGAAAATGCTAAATCTATCAGTTTACTAGGCAGTAGTACAGACGACGGAGCTCGCGCATTTAGAGGAATAGCCAAGGCATTAACTACAGGTAACTTAGGTAATAATCTGCTAGCATTAGGTTACGGGTTCAAAGACATAAACGAACTTGCGGCCAACTATGTTAAAGTCAACGGCGGACTAAGTGAAGCTCAAAAGAAAGACTATCGTGGTGTTTCTCAATCTGTAGCAAACTACGGAAAAGAACTTGATGTGCTAGCTCGACTAACTGGTAAGAGTAGAGAAGAATTAGAAAAACAACAAGAGTCGATGACTCAGGATGCTAACTTTCAAAGCTACCTAAATGGATTAGACGCAGACGAAAGAGAAAAAGCCAATGCTGCACTACGTTTAGCAATGGAAAGTGGAGGCAAAGGCGCAGCCGACGCCCTTAAGGCCAAACTAATGGGACTTCCTCCGTTGACAGAAGAAGCACAAATGTACATGGCTACCATGCAGCAAGGTGGTCAAAGTATTGAAGAATTTTACAAAATTGTTAAAAATGGAAAAACTTTGCAAGAAAGTCAACTTGCTCTAGACAAAACTTTTGGTAAAGCAGTAGCAGGTAATATTAAAGATTTAAAACAATTTGAAACTGTAATGCGTGCCGGTGGTATGACTGGTGATAAGTTTGCCACTACGTTGATGTCTGTACAAGAAACTGTAAACAAATACAAAGCAAAAGGTTTAACAGAAGAAGCTGCAATTCAACAAGCAATTCGAGATGAACGTGAAAAGCAATTAAAACAAAACACTTCAGCCGCAGCCGCAGCCGCCCAAGCAGAAAAAGCTCTAAAAGCATTAGGGTCTGAACTAATGGGTGCGTTGTTACCAGTGTTTGAAGCAATGGGTCCTGTTGTGTCTGAAGTTGCTAAAAGTCTTTTAAATTTTGCTAGAGATAATATGCCAGCAATACAAGAAGGCGCAAGGATGCTAGGCGCCTTCCTTCAAAGATTTGTCAAAGATATTTTTACCAAAGAAGGCCAAGATAAAATTATCAATGACATACTATGGGCGTTTAAAAATATATTAATTGAAGTTAAAAAAGGAATATTGCCTAGTTGGCTTTACGACGAAAAAGATGCTGAGAACGATAGAAAGAAATTAAATGCGGAAAAAGCAATATATGATGCCAAAGCCGATGCCGCTAGAACTGCTCATGAAATACAGATGAGAGAAACAAAATTAAAAGACAGCGCCAAGGCTAATGCAGATTCTAAGGAAAAATTAACAGCTGAAGAAAAAGCTCAGATTGAAGCAGAGATAGCTGGGTTTAAGAAACTTAAACCCATCCAGGACAGCATAATAAAACAACGAGAAGAAGAAGCTAGAAAGGGTACAGCAGGCAATGCTGTTGCTCCTCAAGCTAGGGCACCGGCTGCTCAAACTCAGCAAAAGATGAATGACAATCAGTACAGAAATCGAGCCCAAGAAGACCTAATGAAAGAGGGCAAGGATGTTACGTTGGGTTCGCTAGCTAAAAAAGTTGAAGAGCTAAAGAGAAAAGATGCCGAGGAAGCTAAGAAAGTACCTCCTGCTGCACGCACTGGCGGAGTTTTTAATGGACCAAAAACTGGGTACGATGTGCGATTACACGGCAACGAAGCAGTTGTTCCGTTAGGCGGAGGCGGCATAACACGAAGTTCTATAAAAGAGTTTATCAGCGGATTACCATCTGCTAGCGAAGTATCTACTAAGATCCAAAACGTAGCAAACAATCCACAAGCGGCCTTGGCTGACGCAACTAAGGCAGTAACTGAATTTGGACAAAAACTAGCCAGGGCGGCCGATCCGTTAGTTCAAGATGCTCGTCAAGGTGTACAAGGAGCAGCCAGTGCCCTAGGTATAGGCGGCAGTGAAAAATTGCTAGAAGAGCTGCAAACGTTAAATAACATATCTAGACAAACGCTCGGCTTAATTAAGCGAGCTGTTGAATTTGATGAAAGACAGCTTGATGCAACTAGATCGCTAAACGGAAACCTATACCAATAATATGTCTTGGAAAAAATACTTTACACCAGTAGCAAATACTTCAGGAGCACTTAGTCCATTAAGTGGCGGTGGTGCTGACCGCCCAACAGGTAGCCGATCTAATTATAGTTCTTATCTACCAGATGTTTATTCAGGACATCCAAATCGTCTTGATCGATATCAGCAGTACGATACCATGGACAGCGACAGTGAAGTAAATGCCGCTCTTGATATTTTAGCAGAGTTTTGTTGCCAACTAAATGAAGAAAACGGTACTCCGTTCCAAATTTTCTTTAAAGATCAAGCTACTCCTACTGAAGTAAAAGTTATTAAAAAGTATCTACAGCAGTGGACAAAACTTAATAAATTTCAAACACGCATCTTTAAAATTGTAAGAAACGCATTCAAATATGGCGATTGTTTCTTTGTTAGAGACCCAGAAACACAGGCTTGGTTTTATGTAGATCCGCAAAAAGTTGACAAGATTATCGTCAATGAAAGCGATGGAAAGCATCCTGAACAGTATGTAATCCGTGATCTAAATCCTAATTTTTTAAATTTAAGTGTGACACAGATCGCACCTAATGCTACAAACGGCGGGCCTCCTAATGGAAACGTTAGTACCTCTGGCGGCACCGGCAGATCGATGACAGGCTCCTATCCTACAAACGTAGGAAACAGGTTTGGAGTCAATCAAACTCAATGGGCAATTGATGCTAAACACGTAGTTCATTTGTCAATGAGTGAAGGGTTAGACAATAACTTTCCTTTTGGAAACAGTCTTTTAGAAAGTATTTTTAAAGTTTACAAGCAAAAGGAATTACTAGAAGATGCTATCATTATCTACCGCGTCCAACGTGCTCCAGAACGAAGGGTATTTTATATTGACGTTGGTAATATGCCAAGTCACCTTGCTATGTCTTTTGTTGAGCGTGTTAAAAACGAAGTTAATCAGCGACGAATTCCTTCAGTTACTGGAGGTGGACAAACTGTTGTGGACAGTAGCTACAACCCGTTAAGCATTAACGAAGACTACTTTTTTCCACAGACAAGCGAAGGTCGAGGCAGTAAAGTTGAAATTTTACCAGGTGGCACTAACCTAGGAGAAATTGATGATTTACGTTATTTTACTAACAAGTTGTTCCGTGCTTTACGTATTCCTAGTAGCTACTTACCTACTGGACCAGATGACGGAGGAAGCAGTTTCAATGATGGCAGAGTCGGTACTGCTTACATACAGGAATTAAGATTTAACAAGTACTGCGAGCGATTACAAAGCCTGTTAAATGAGAAATTTGATGTAGGATTCAAGGAATATCTACAGGACAAAGGCATTAACTTTGACCCTAATGTATTTGAATTACAGTTTAATCCTCCACAAAACTTTGCCGCATATCGTCAAACTGAAATGGATACTGCTAGAATTAGTAGCTTTGGAACCATTGTAACTATTCCACATATCAGCAAACGCTTTGCTTTAAAACGCTACTTAGGTCTAACACAAGAAGAAATGGCAGAAAACGAAGAAATGTGGAAAGAAGAAAACGGTTTAAGTATGAAAGCACCAAGTGCTAGTTCAGAACTACGTTCAGGCGGAGTTACTAGCGGTGGTATGCAGAGCGATATGGAAAATCTAGGACAGGCAGGAGAACTTGCTCCCGAACCTGGCGCTGAGGCAGGCGGAGCACCTACTGATATGGGCAACGGCGCACCGGCTCCTACGGCATAAATTTGGATAAATATTGATATGTTGCTAAACGAATTTATTTACTTTAAAGAAACCGAAAGTGCCCTAGACAATGATGATAGGTACAATCCGTTTGACGACAAATCTATTGTAAGTGCTAAAGACACACGTAAGACACGATTAACTTTACGTATGTTAAATGATTTACGAAAAGCTGGAGATGCTCGAGAGAAAGAGCAAAAAGAACATTTAGAGTTTGTAAAAGTGATGTACGCACCGCCTCCTCCCGAGATGGCTCAATAACTTATTAGTTAATTTTTCTAATAAATCGTTAAATATTTTTACAAAACAAATCAAAAAAGAGTTAAAACTCTGTCACCTTTTGTCGGAATTGACCGTTTTCGACCCATTTCACATAAGTATTACATCTTGGCTGTAAATACATCGACAGCCTTGCCGCATCTAATTAAAGGAGAATACCGCAATGTCTAACAAGTTTGAACAACTATTAGATCTTCTAGTCAACGAGGAAATGGACAAGGCAAATGAATTGTTCCATGAAATCGTTGTTGAGAAGTCTAGAGAAATATACGAAAATATGATTGCTGAAGAAGCAAAGGAAGAGGAAGAAATGGAAGAAGCTTCTGATGAAGAAGATGATGAATCCATCGAAGAAGAAACTACCCTAGAAATTGGTGGCGACGAAACCGACGACATGGTCGGCGATCTAAGTGACCCTTCCGCTATGGGCGATATGGGTGACGAAGGTGACATGGCCGGCGATATCGGTGATGACGCTGAGGGAACCGAAGAAGAAAGAATTTCCGATCTAGAGGATGCTCTAGAAGAACTAAAAGCTGAATTTGAAGCACTAATGGCTGATGAACAAAATGAGCCAGAGCACAATGATGGTGAAGAAGATCCTGATTTTGGCGGCGAAGAAGACGGCGAAGAAGCTGATGACGAAGAAGCAGACGAAGAAGATGAAGACGAATCCATGGGTATGGGTCAATTTGAATCACGTCAAATGACTCGTGAATACCGTGAAAAAGTAGGTAACGACTGGGAAAAGAACAGCATGAAGACTCCAGGTCCAGTAGGTTCTGGTAAAGGCGAAATGGCTGGTCAAACTTCTGTATCTGATACAAAAAGCCCAGTAAGTTCTGGTAAAGGCAAGCCTACTACAGGCGCATCAGCACACAATATCCTAGGTGGTAAAGGTGCTGACACTAGTAGCAATACTGGTACAAGCCCTAACGCTGACAAAGGCTCACGTGGTCTTTTAGGCGCTACAAAAGGTGAATTCACTAAAGGTGTTGAAAAGAACATCTCTAGCAGTTCTTCCTCAAGCATGAAGAGCGGTTCTGCTACAAGCAAGCAAGGCTCTGGATATCCAGGTAATAACAAGTCAGCAGGCCCAGTTGGTTCTGGATCAGGTGACAAAGCAGGACAGACAAGCGTTGGTGTTGTAAAGAGCCCATTAAATGGTGCTCCTAATCGTAACGCTTAATTAGGAAATCGGGATGAAATTATCATACCTAAGAGAACATTTAAGTTTTGATCAAGCTAGAGTAGTTTTAGAATCTGACGACAAAGATGGCAAGAACCTTTTTCTAAAAGGTATTGCTATCCAAGGCGGTATACGCAATGCTAACCAGCGTGTGTATCCTGTAGATGAAATTACAAATGCCGTTAAAACTTTAAATGACCAGATTCAAAATGGTTATAGTGTTCTAGGCGAAGTTGATCATCCAGATGACTTAAAAGTAAATTTAGACCGTGTGTCACACATGATAACAGATATGTGGATGGACGGTCCTAATGGTTATGGAAAGATGAAAGTCCTTCCTACTCCGATGGGCAATTTAGTTCGTACTATGCTTGAAGCCGGTGTAAAACTTGGCGTCAGCAGTCGAGGCAGCGGAAACGTTGACGAGGCTAGCGGTAAAGTATCCGAATTTGAGATTATCAC